CCTTGAATCAGGTACGGCTTGACCTCGGGGGCATACCAAAGTTCTTCGCCCGTGGCTTCTACGTCAGGTTGCAGAAACCCGTTTTTGTTGTAGGTGGTTTTGGCAACCAGCAGAGTCGCGCCGCGCGCTTCGCAATAGTTTTGCAGCGCGGCCCAAAATTGCGGGTTCACGTCCGTATTGTTTTGCGCCGTGCTAACGACAAAAACACCGGATGCGGGCATTTCCAGTTTTTGGATATGCCCGTCGATATCATCGAAACCGCCAGAAACCGGCTTATTTGCCTTTTGTTCTTCGCGCTTGAGTCGCGCGGCTTCACGCCTACGGCTTGCCGCGCTGCGCTTTTCGCTTTCCTCATTCAGCACGGCCAGCACGGCCGGGAAATCGGTTTGTTCTTCCGCGTTTTCTTGGTTCCAATTCGTTACCAGTTCTTCAGCAATGGCGGTTTTCTTTTCCGCGCTTTTGCTTTTGAAATAGCCCAGTTCGGCCGCCAAAATCAGGATTGCGTTTTTGTCAAGCATTTTTTAACCTTTTAAGGTGTGAGCGCGTATTCTAGGCCACGCGCCAAAGCCTAGCGACAGTGTACCACGTTTTTCTAGTGTCCTTGTTTGCTAGGGACATAAACGCCAGTAATGCCGAAAAAATCGCAAACAGTTTTGAGATAAGTAACGTTGTCTTCATAAAACAACACGTCACGAATATCGGCAAACTGTTTCAAGTTAAGTAACTTTTTCAGGCCCAAAACTTTAAGTAATCCGCCGCTGCGAGTATCATTTGCAGCACGCGAGATAATATGATCTGGTTGCCCGAGAATATCCCGGATAAATTGCCTATCCGGTGCATTCAATACCCGCGCCGTAGCAATGACGACAAAAGTATCGTCCGCCAACAAATCGGCTTTATATTGTTCGGCAGCGGGCAACAAACTATCATCAAGCGCGCGGTATTCATTTTCGCGCCAGTATGTCAAATCTATGCGTTCGATACCGTCAGCATGGGTAACTGTTTTATATCGGTGGAGTGAACAAACAATTGTTCCGTCCATGTCATAAATGCGAAGTTTGCGAATTGCGGGCATAATATAAAACCTTTAAAAGTTGAGAGAATCGGCCGGATTATATACGTTTTCCGGCTTGCCGTGAATACCGTATTGCTTAACTTCGCGTGCTTCGTTTAACCAGCTTGCGCATTTTTTGTTAAGCTCGAACGCTTGCAACCAGCAGCGCGCGGCTTTAGCTCGCCGTGCATCGCGTCGCGCTTGCCGCGCGAATTGCACGCACGATTTTACATATTCAAGGGTTTGCATTTATGCCCCTAGTCCGTGAATCGCAAGCATATCACACAACGCGCCAGGCGTTATAGGTGAAAACACCTAGTCTAGGCCCAGGGTTTCCATGTTATAATTAGTTCGGCGGAGTGCGCCTCATTTTGGCGCATGTTGCGCAAAAACAACAAAAAATCGGCTTGCGCCGATTTTTAAATGCAAAGCCGGATTAGTCCCACAATGTTAGCGCAAAGAAACCCATACGCGAATCGGTCGCGCTTGAGTATGTCCGGGATTGTGCCGACACAGAATGCAAGCAACCCAAACACAACAAAGCCAGTAGCGCATAACCACGCACCGGCTAGAAATAAATAGCGGGTCATTTAAATAACCGATGATTAGCATAGGTGAAAACGCTAACAGTATAACCGCCAGCGTTTCCATTTTAGCGTCTATTGCGCATATATTGCGCGAGTTCTTCCAGACCGTCCAGAATCTCGCCCCAAACTACGCTACCAATCCAGCAGAGTGCAGCGAATGCCAGAATCCAAAGAATGAAATTCATTTGATGGCCCCAGTTTTGAAAAGGTTGCGAAAGGAAAAACCGCGCTTTTGTTTCTGCTTTTGCCGGCGAGGCTTTGCAGGGGTTGCGAAATGTTCGCCTATGTGGGTTGTTTGATGGTACTGCGGGAAATACTCTGCTTTGCGTTCTTGTCTCATGCTGTCACCTTAGAGAATGCGCGCTTTTCGGCGAGGGCTTCCAGCATGGCGCGGGTAACTAGGAGGGAGGAGCGGAGCAACATATAGAGTCCAATTCCAGAAGTTGAGTAAACAGCATACCGCGACCAGCGCCAGGCGGTATAGGTGTTTATCCCTACTTGACCCTAAGCCGCTGATGGTATAGCACGCCGATAGCCCAGGCCTATGGTCTGCCAGGTGTTGATAGTATAGCCAAAGCTTATGGTGTGCCAGGTTTCATTAGTATAGGGTATGTCCCTACTTGCCTATACTTGCCCAATATGTTAGATAAAAGCCTTACAGCAAGCAGGGGTATTGCCTACCATGCCAAATTTCCCAAACCATAGGGGTTTACCCTGTTCCTGGTACTTACCCTATATTGTAACAAGATGTGTGTTATCCACAGGCTTGATAACTTGTTTGCAACCCCAAATTCTCCTATGAAATGGGGTGTGGATAATGTGTTAACGGCCGCAGGCTTGGCAGATAACATGTCTCCTAGGAGGTAGTGGCCAAAAAGGTTTAAACGCCTTAGAGGCCGTTCTAGTGCGTTTTAGAGCTACTGATGTTTTATACAGTAGTGTATTATTTTTGCATCTTAGGGTTTATCCCAGGTTGACGCCGCCGGCCAGGTATGAGACAATAGGGCCGGTTCCGAGACTTGGTTACAACCCCCGGAGGCCAACCCATCTTCACGGCCTAATTACAGGTATTTCAACACACAACTTTAGGTGCCATTGCACATAGCAATTAACACACAACTTTAGGTGCCATAGCAATTAACACACAACTTTAGGTGCCATTCTACATAGCAGTTTACACAGTTTCCATTAGTTATCAAAAACTTCCCAAGCGTCCAAAATTTCCCCCTTGCCCCTCACGTCCCCTCGTGCTATAATTTGAACAAATTACAGGAATCTTATGTCTGAAAACTTACCCACTGCTCATCCTGCTGAAGCCATCGAGATCAGCCCAGAAGCCTTAGAAATAGCCAACTGCTATTTGCTAACTCCAGATATTGCCAAGGTAGCCCAAGAATTAGATACTACCCCAGATATAGTTACTAAAATCTTGAACCGCCGCGAGGTCCGAGCCTATGTAGACAACGTATTCTTTAATGCCGGATTCAATAACCGGTTTAAGATGCGACAGGCTTTAGACGCTATTATTGAAAAGAAGTTCCAGGAAATGGACGAAGCAGATATTGGGTCAAACAAAGATATCTTAGAAATCCTTACCCTATCGCACAAGTTTACCAAAGAATTGCTAGAGCTAGAAATTAAGAAACTAGCACTGGAAAAAGAAACTGATAAGCGCGAAATCAAGACCCAAAACAATATTCAAATAAATGGCGATGGTAGCAACTACGCCTCCCTTGTAGAAAGATTACTAAACCCCGATGCTAGAACACTATAACAGAGCAACCAGATTACTAGAAGCCAATAAAGGCCAAAAAGCTCTAGTTTATTTTAAGAAGTGCGAAAGTGCATTTCAGCATAGCGGTACTATGCTGTTTAAGGAATTGTACTTAAACATGGGTAATGCTTATCGCCTAGCTGGTGATGATCGTAAGGCTATTGAATGTTATGTCAAAGCTAATAGTCCCGATTTACCATTTTTAAACGGTCGTCGTGTAGAGTCTTATAGTCTAGCTGAAAATAACATTGGCTTAATGCACTATCGTTATGGTCGCGATGCTCTGGCTATTCAACATTATAATCAATGTTTACAGGCTGATCCACTACACTATGATGCCGTATGGAATCGAGGTAATGCAACTTTGCGCATGGGGTTCGACCGTGGTGAGATTGATTGGCCTAGTGCATGGGCTGACTACGAATATCGTTTTCGCCGTAATAGTAATCCCATTGACTTAAAGTATACACTGCGCTGGGATGGTGTTAGTCATGTCCACGAAATTTGCGTACTAGCAGAACAAGGCATTGGTGATAAGTTAATGTTTGGTCGCTATATACACTTGCTTGAAGCCTTTTGCGATAAAGTCACAGTAATGTGCGACCCTTCGTTAGATATATTTTTTAGTCGTTGGGAATGTGTGCGTGTGCCTAGTGGATACGGTGTGCCAATTTGCTCACTAGCACAGATATTTGGTATTAGTAGTGCGCCAGCTACTTGGTTAGCCCATTTAAGAAAGCCTAAACATGTTCCTCTTGAAGGCGTTGGTATTGTATGGGCTGGTTCTGCCACTCATGCTAATAATGCAAATCGTTCTATGTCTGCTGGCTATTTTAGGGGCCTCTCTAATCTTGCTACTTTGCATAACCTGTCTCTTAATAATACTCATCCTAGTTATATTAGAAATCACAAAATTACAGATTGGGATCAAACCATTCGCTTGGTTTCGCAGCTAGATTTAGTAATAACTGTGGATACCTCCATTGTTCACCTTTGTGGTTCTCTAGGTGTAGAATGCTGGATGATTCAGCCTTTGCTAGAAACCGACTTCCGTTGGGGTAATAGTGGATCTACCACTCCGTGGTATCCTTCGGTAAGAATTATCCGCAATTTAGGTTCATGGGAGAAAACCATGGATCACGTGGTTGAATTATATCGTCAGCGAGTCCTAGAAGCACCCATGATTGCAGTTTACAAAGAATTACTAACGCAGGAAAAGATAGTGTTAGTTAAACCTCTAGCTCCTTGGGCTACGCTAACGGAAGTACAGGAGAGTGTAATACATGTTGACCATATCACGTGAAGGCATTGATAGAGATTTTGTAACTGAGTTTCCTGTTACTGAACGATTCATAAAACTTCCGATTGTTCCTTATCTTAAGCTATTAAACTTTAATGGTAAGAACGCATGGGAAGAAATCAACCGACCCCAAATTGCGCTAATTAACGCAGTTAACAACCCTCTTTTTCGATTTGTTGTAGCTGCGTTAAGTAGGCGTCTTGGTAAAACATTCATTGCTAACATTATTGGTCAATTAGTTGACTTAATGCCTGGCTGTAATGTTTTAATCATGTCGCCTAACTTTTCGTTATCGTCTATCTCGTTTGAATTACAACGTAAGTTAATCCGTACTTTTGACCTAGAAGTAGCAAAAGACAATCTTAAAGATCGTGTAATTGAACTAGAGAATGGTTCGACCATTCGTATGGGTTCTATTGGAACTGTAGATAGTTGCGTTGGACGTTCGTATGACTTGATTATCTTCGACGAAGCTGCGCTTGGGGCAGATGCCCGAGAGGCGTTTGAAGTTGCGCTACGCCCTACTCTAGACCGTCCTAACTCAAAGGCCATCTTTATTTCTACACCTCGCGGTAAAAATAACTGGTTTAGTGAATACTACCAACGTGGTTTTAGTGACGAATACCCTGAATGGGTATCTCTACATGCTGACTATACTGAAAACGAGCGTATGTCGGAAAAAGACGTCAACGAAGCTCGTAAGACTATGTCACGCAACCACTTTGAACAAGAATACATGGCTTCGTTTACAGTGTTCGAAGGGCAGATCTATCAGCTTCCACAGTCTAGCATTTGCGAATTTGAACCTAAGGGCCGAATAGAATTTATAGCTGGGCTAGACCCCGGATATAAAGACCCTACAGCCTTTGCTGTAATTGCTTATGATGACTATGATGATACTTTCCATATCGTAGATGAGTACTTGGAATCCAATACTGTAACAGCTAAACATGCTGATCGCATTGCTGAAATGTTACATAAGTATAAAGTTGACGCATTATTCATCGACTCGGCCGCGGCTCAGTTTGGTGCTGACTTAGCCTATACCTACGATATCGCTACAATTAAAGCTAAAAAAGATGTATTACCAGGTATTGCTTATGTACAGACCCTAGTAGAACAGGGTCGTTTGAAAGTTGCCCCGCACTGCAAACATGTACTCACCATGTTTGACCAGTATGCTTGGGATACCCGTGAAACCTTAACTAAAGAAAAACCAAAACATGACTTCTCTGACATCGGTGACGCAATTCGTTATGCCCTATATAGCTACACTATATGACCTGTGGAATTTATCTTCTAAAGTTCTATTCGGGTAAAGTTTATATAGGTCAAAGTGTAGATATCGAAGCACGCTGGGCTCAACACTTTAAAGACTTCAGGTTTTATAGAGCTGCCAAGTGTTTGCAAAATGAGTGGAATAAATTCGGTGATCCCGAAACATTTGTACTCCTAGAGTGTCATAAGGATTTCTTAAATACTCTAGAAACTGCTTCGATACACAATTACCCTAAGGACATTTGTTTAAATACTACCACGCCTTTTAACGAGCTATCTAGGCTCAGCCCTGCTCAGATAGAAAAGATACTCGAATATAGGCACTGCTCTTTAATAGATATTACCTTAGCACTACAAACCTCCTAAGCTTTGCCGCTTAGGAGGTTTTCTTTTGCAGGGTGAGAAAATTTAGGTATTGACAACTGGTGGGGTGAGTGCTATAATAAGGAAATTCGAAAATTCGGTCCCAGAATGGCAAAGAATACCAATAATAATCGCATACCAGTTAAGTGGGTTAGAGATAAGGCTAAAAAAGCCTATGAAAAACAGTCCCATTGTTTTATCTGTGGTTCAGACCAAGATCTGGAACTACATCACCTTCACTCCATTACTTTGCTTTTAAATAACTGGGCTGATAGAAATCAATTTGATATTTCTACAGACGAAGGTATTTTAGCAGTTAGAGATGATTTTATCGCGGAGCATCACACGGAGATTTACGATCTTGTTTATACACTATGTAATAGGCATCACGTAAAGCTACACGGTATTTACGGTAAAGCACCCACCCCTAGTTCTGTACCTAAACAGCAGAGATGGATTGACCTACAAAAAGCTAAAATTGAATCTGGTGAAGAACCTGCCAAACAGGTAACATCCTTATCTAGTTTTGCTAAATTCTATTAAGGAACAACATGAAATGGTATAATCCAGTATCATGGTTCTCGGATAGTGAGTCGAAGTTAAATCCTGCGCAACAATTAATATCTTTTGAACAAGGTGTTAATATTGGGTCAGATGCGAAACTGTCGTACCTTGCAGCATTCGAGAAATTAGAAAGCGTAAACCGCGGTGTTAGCATGATTGTTAACGCTGCAGCCAGTTTAGATTACGATATTAAAGATAAGGTAATCGAAGGTACAGTTAATGGAACAAAGCAAAAAGCTTTGTTTAATCTATTAAACCACAGACCCAATCCTTATCAATCATCAATAGACTTTAAGATGAGTCTATTCACAGATTTCCTACTTGAGGGTAATATATTCATATATTACGATGGTGCATTCTTATACCATCTACCAGCCCACAACGTATTTATAAATACAGACCAAAAGACTTTTATTGCTAGTTATACATATAACGGTACTATAACCTTTAGGCCTGACGAAGTAATTCATATTCGCGACTTGAGTTCTAGCTCTGTATATAGAGGTTCTAGCAGATTAGAGTCAGCAAATAGAAGTATTGATACACTGTACAAAATGCAGTCATTCCAAGAACAGTTCTTTGAGAATGGCGCCACCGGTGGTCTAATACTTACAACAGATAATACACTTAGCCCTATTGCTAAAGAGAAAACAATAGCTGGTTGGGTACAGAGATATAGTCATAAGTCTGGCGCTCGTCGTCCTATGATTTTAGATAGTGGATTGAAGCCTCACCCACTATCTAACATGAACTTCCAGGAAATGGATTTTGCTGCTAGTATTGTTGCTCACGATGAGAAAATACTTAAAGCTTTAGGCGTTCCACCTATCTTACTTGATGGTGGTAATAACGCAAATATTTCCCCTAATTTAAGACTGTTCTATTTAGAAACAGTAATGCCAATTGTAACTAATTTTGTTTCAGCAATGGAACGTTATTTTGGTTACGATATTTCGGCAATTACAAGTAACGTTTCGGCGTTACAACCTGAACTAAGAGAAATATCCCAATATTTTACTACCTTAGTCAACGGTGGTGTGTTAACACCAAATGAAGCTAGAGTAGAATTAAGATACGAAAAAGATAAAGATCCTAGTTCTGACAAACTTCGTATACCTGCTAATATAGCAGGTTCTGCAGCGGACCCTAGCCAAGGCGGGGCTCCTAAAGCAACACCAAAGGAGTGACATGGTAGCTAAAACAAAAGTACTACATTTAAATAGTGCTTTTATTACCAAAGAAGATTTACCTACTGCAGACGGCAAGATCGAGAATATTTTCATTGAAGGTTACGCAAGTACTAACGATGTAGATAGAGCCGGTGATGTTGTACCTCCCGGAGTTTGGGAAGCAGGCATGGTAAATTATTTAAAGAACCCTATTATCCTATCTCAGCACGACTACGATCATCCTATTGGACGAATGGTCGAGAGCAAGGTAGATAGCAGAGGTCTTTGGATAAAAGCAAGAATTTCTGCAGCAGCAGAAGTGTTCAATCTTATCAAAGATGGAATTATTACAGCATTTAGCATCGGATTCCGAATCATTGATGCTGAGTACAATTCAGCAACAGAGTTGTTTGTTATTAAAGAACTAGAACTAGTAGAAATCTCAGTAGTATCAGTTCCTTGTAATCAAAATACTCTTTTTAGTTTATCAAAAGCATTTGAAAGTGCTGATGATTATAAGCAATTTAAGACCCAATTTACAACTAATGACGAAGCAGCTAAAGGGCTAGAATCTTCAGCAGTAGTGAAAAAAGGCAACTCACCCAAGGAATGGAATATGAATCCAGAAGAAATCGAAAAAATGCTAGCTGAAACCGCTCGCAAGACTGCAGAAGCTATTATGGCTGCTCAAGCTAAGGCTACCGCTGAAGCTGCTGCTGTTGCTCAGGCAGAAAAAGACTTTAATACTAAGGTCGAAAAAGCTGTTGCAGCACGTATTGAAACTCTAGATACCGGAGCCGAAAAGCTATTAGCTGAAGCTACCAAGCGTATCGAAGAACAAACTGCTGGTGCCAAGAGCATGCTCGAAGGCCTACAAGCACAACTAGCTGAAAAAGCTGCTGAAATTGCTACTATTCAAAAGAGTAAGATGCAATTCAGCGACAACAAGAACGGCGAACTAACCTACGCCGAAATCGAAAAGGCTGTTCTACTATCAAAGATTACCGGCAAGGCTGTTACTGACACCAAGTTCGGACGTAGTCTAGTAGAAAAGGTTGGTCCTCACGTTGCATCAGCAACTTGGGAACTACAAGTTTCGCTAAATATGGAAGCTGAAGTACGTCGTCGTTTAGTTGTTGCGCCTCTATTACGCAACATCGCTATGCAGACCAACGTAATGACAATTCCAGTAAACCCTGAAGCTGGTCTAGCTACTTGGGTTACTAACGCTCAGTTCGGTACTACCGCTTCTCCTGGTGCAGCACAAACTCACCAATTGAAGGAAATTACTCTAAATGCTTACAAACTAGCTACCCTAGAGTACATGAACTTTGAAGAAGAAGAAGACTCACTAATCGTTCTACTACCTATCGTTCGTGATGCTATGGTTCGCCGTGTAGCACGTTCAATGGACAAAGCATACCTATTAGGTGCTGGTTCTGGTGCTGATCCTGTTAAGGGTCTTGCGCTATATGACACCACTTCAGCCGTTGTAGCTACCAACACTGGTGCTGCTTCTGTTGCTAACTTACGTTCACTACGTAAGGACCTAGGTGCTTGGGGTCTTGATCCTGCTGAACTAACCTATATCGTTTCTACTGAAATCTATTACGATCTATTAGACGATACCCTATTCCAGACAATGGATAAGGTTGGTACCTCAGCGACCCTACTAACTGGTCAAGTAGGTAGCATCGGTAATTCACCTGTAATCGTATCAGCTGAGTTCCCAACTAAGGCCGGTGGTGCAAATACTGCATCTACTAACATTGGTGCTATCGCTGTAGCTCCTGGTAACTTCCTAGCAGGTAACCAACGTGGTCTACGTTTCGATACTCAAGACATGGTTGAAACACAACGCAAGGTACTAGTAGCTTCGCTACGTACTGGTCTAACCCAGGTTACCACTAACCTTGGTCAAGGCGTATCAACCTTCCGTTGGAGTTAATCTAACACTGATGGGGCTTCGGCCCCATCTTTTACAAACCCATTTTGTGTGGGTTTCTAAAAGATAAGGATAAATAATGGCAGATCTTGTAACTCTTACAGAGTATAAAGCATATGCTGGTATACTAAGTCCTGCTCAGGATACTATATTAAAGTCATTAATCCCTAAGGTTAGCGAAGTAATAAAGACAGTATGTAAGAGTAGACTAATTGATTATGTAGATGATCCCTACACTCAGATATATAGTGGCGGAGCAGAGCTAATCTTATTAGAAGCACCAGTTATTGCTGTACTCTCGGTAGAAAAATCAGCAGATTATGGTAATACTTATACTGAATTAGTAGAATATACTGATTACGTATTTGATATCGAATCGCAGTCTGTTAAGCCTATTTCTCTAGAAACATACCCTTCATTCACTAGAATGCCTAATGGTTATAGAGTAACTTATAACGCTGGTTATACGGAATTACCTGCTGATCTAAAGCTAGCTGTTTTTGATACTATTTCATTCTACCTAAAGAATGATAGTGCAGTACATTCTGATAAGTCTCCCGGTACTAACGGAAGTAAAGTCGAATTCGTAACAAGTTCAAAACTACCTTCAGCTATTCAGCGTACCTTGAACGCGTATACAGCACATTGGTTATAACATGAGTGAATTAAGCACTGTTCAAAACTTATTGAGAAAAAATACTGTTAATAGAGCTATTACTAACTTAAATAGTAAAGCTTTCTTTTTACCTCTTAATGTAGATGCGCTTAGTGTTAGTCTTAAAGGTAAACTGAAACCAGGTATCTCAGTTGAACGGGTTGCTCAGGATATAGAAAAATACGCAGTCAGTAAAACCAAACGAAGAATAGATTCTCGTTATGGTAAGCTCTATTATGGAGCTATTAAACTAGATACTAGTAATTTATATCAATATGTTCCTGCATTAGTATATTCAAGAAATAAACTAATAGGTGTTCTAGCCTCAAGTGCTAATAGTTACCAAAGTATTCGTAATTACCTATTCAAGGATTTTTTAAATATTCAGATAGCTAGTTACTTAAAAGATTCTACCTCTGGATTTGACCTAGGCTACACAGATATTGATTTCAATAATAAATCAATAGGTACTAGCCCTACTTCAATACAGATTGAACAAAGTGCCAAAACAGTCGGTGCTTATTTAAATTCAGCACAAAGCAATCTAACACTAGAGCAAATTAAAGTTCTACAAGAAGTTCAAGATGCTGTAAGCAGTTACGAAGACTTTACTGTAAATACTGAATACAGTACTCAAATAGGCGGGCAACTTACTGCTTCCTTTAAAAAGGGTTTGGTAAGCGTTGGTGCTAACATAGTAATTATTCAGGAAGGTGGCGAAAATGCTGCCTGGACTAAAACAGCAGCTGAAAAGATATCCAAAGATTTAACAGGCATACTGGCAGATATTCACTTCTCTCGCAGTATGCAAGAGGAAATAGCTCATCAAGTACTTGCTCCTTTTAAGAATCTTAAAGTAACGAACTCAGTAGGTGTTATTAAGATACCTACTATTAAAGATACTATTCAAGGTAAGCTGGATGTAATAATTGATAAAGCCAGCCCCCTCTACAGAAGTGTAGTTAATAGAGCTAGTACTTATAATTTAGTTAATTTACAGTCGCTACTGCAAGCACATTTAGTTAATGTGGTAGCCGCTAATATGGGTAACGGTAATAGAAAAGATATACTTAACTACAGAACCGGACGTTTCGCAACGTCAGTTCAAGTAAAAAGGCTATCTTTATCTCGTGAAGGTATGATTACTGCCTTCTATACTTATATGAAAAACCCTTACGCTACCTTTTCTGGAGGCGGCGCCCAACAGTTTCCAAGATCACGCGACCCTAAGCTGCTAATTGCTAGAAGTATACGAGAAGTAGCTGGCGAGGTTGTTAAAAATAGATTAAAGGCAGTTCCAATATGAGTCGTCGTACTTCTATAGTAAAGGCACTAGCTGAAAAGTTTAAAAGTATTGACGGCTCTACTGGTTTCAACTCCAATTTATACGAAGCTTCTTATCCCTTTCTTAAGTTTTGGGATGAAGTTAATAATTTTCCTTGTATATATGTAGTAGCAGGTGGTGAGTCAAGACAATATTTGCCCTCCAATCAAACATGGGGCTTCCTAGCTGTATCTGTAAAGGTATATGTTAAAGGAGAAGATGCACAACAACTCTTAGAAGGTCTTCTAGAAGATGTTGAGAATGTAATCAATGAAAATAGAGATTTAGTATACGATGCCACTAAAGCATACGAAACTACTGAAATGTTAATAACCTCTATTACAACAGACGAAGGTTTACTTGCCCCCTACGGTGTAGGTGAGATAAACCTTCAAGTAAGATACCCAATTATGCAACGGTAAAAAATGGTTACGCAGATAAATATCTAGCAACACCTAATAATACCAAAAATCTCTTTTAGGAGAAGATATGGCTATTAATCTAAGTAGAAATACTAAGGTATATTTCACCACAAACGTTGATAGCACTGGTGCTATTTCCGATTCGTTAACAGGTTTCACAAATACAAATACTTGGGAAATCGCGGTACTTGACGGATATTCATTCAGTCAAGGTACTCAACAACAAACAATTACGATTTCGGAAGGTGGTAACATCCCCGTTCGAGGTCAACGTTCTTTCAATACACAGCTAGATCCTGTAGACTTTACTTTCTCTACTTATATTCGTCCTAACGGTGTAAGCAGTCTAGTAGCTCCGCAAGAAAAGGTCCTATTCAATGCACTACTAGGTGCTTACGCAATTGATGCAGGTGTTACACCTACTTCTATCGTTCGTAGTACTACAGCTACTTCAGTAGCAACTATTGTATCTCCTAGTGCACTAGTTAACGGTACTTACACTCTAGGTGTTGGTGATACTTTCAGTATTGCAGGTATTACTGCAGCAGGTCAGAGTACCTTCAACAACGCAGTTAAAATTACAGCTATTCCTTCAGGTAGTACTTATACTGTAGAATATGCACGTGCCCCAGCTGCAGCAGCTGGAACAACCGCTACTGTTGGTACCTCAAAGGCCTACACAGGTCAATGGGCTCCAGGTCCTGTAGGAACCGCAAGCGGACAATTTAGCTATGTTAGCACCATGGGTTCTAACAGAAACGCATTCCAAAAGTTCGGTCTACTATTCGTTGTTGACAGCGTAGTTTATGCAGTAGACAATTGCTTCTTAGACCAAGCATCAATCGACTTCGGTCTAGATGCTATTGCTACTGTAGCATGGACTGGTAAGGGTACTAAGCTTAAAGAACTAACTACTAACGGTCCTGCTCTTGCAACCGCACTACTAAGTTCTACTACAGCAGCTCCTAGCATTGCTAATGCACCTTATATTACTAATAAGCTATCAACAATGTCACTACAAAGTAACATTGGTGGTTCAGACTTTACTTCTGCAACAACTTACACAATCGCTATTACTGGTGGTAACCTAACCATCGCTAATAACGTAACTTACCTTGTACCTAGTAACCTAGGTGTTATTAATCAAGCGATTGGTTACTTCCCAGGTAATAGAGCTGTTTCAGGTAACGTAACTGCTTATCTACGTACTGGCGCTTCGGAAGGTAACAATACCGGTAAACTACTATCAGATATTATTAACGCTAACTCTGTTGAACCTAAGTTCCGTGTACAGCTTGAATTAGGTGGCGGATCAAACGCAGTACGCGTTGAGTTCGAAATGCCTGGAGCTTCCCTACAAGTTCCTCAAGTTAATATCGCTGACGTTGTTGCTACCACAATTAACTTCAACGCGCAAGGCTTCACACCTGATACACAGGGTAGCCAATCATTCGACTTGACTAAGGCTAACGATCTACAGATTCGTTACTTTACAAATATCTCAGCGACTTAATAGCTGAGTTTACAGGATACGGGTAGCACCCGTATCCTCTTTTTAAAAACGGTAATTATAAAAATTAAGGATACCAATTTCATGAGTACAGTAACTCTTTCCCTAAAGCAACTTCTAGTACCTAGTAAGACTGTTGAAGCCGAATTCCCAGGATTCCCCGGATTTAAGGTGCAACTATCTTTCCTAGCTCGCGATACTCTACAAAATATTCGTAAGAAAGCTACTAAGACGACTTTCAAGAATAGACAGCCAGTTGAAGAAATCAACGATGATCTATTCTTATCTCTATATGTAGGTGCTACTATTAAGGGATGGTCCGGCTTAAAACTAGCCTATCTAGAACAACTAGCTCCTGTAGACCTAGGTGCTGCGGATCTAAACTCCGAACTAGACTATACAGAAGATAATGCTCTGTACTTAATGAAGGCCTCCGGTAATTTTGATGCTTGGGTAACTGAACAAGCAGGCGACCTAGCAAATTTTCCGAACAGCAGCAAGTCGAAGTAATTAGACAACTCGAGTCATACTACCAGAATTCCACTGTTAGTATGACTCGTGATCAGTATTTTGAAATGTGTGAAGCATTGGGTAGCGAACCTATAGATTCTGAAATACCTATAGAGTTCGATGACTTGCCTACTGAGATTCAAGAAGCTTTACGTATATACCGCTATCTACAAGATAATTGGGACTATATGTCTGGTAAGTATATTGGAAAAAATCTTACAGGTATTAAAGATATATTTGAGATGTTTGATGTTGCTACGGACGAAAGAAAGTACATGTTTCAAACAATACTTGAAATTGATAGGATTCGTGCAGAAGCGATAAAAAATGCTAAACCGAATAAGTAAAAGCCTCCTTAAAGGAGGCTTTTTTACGTCTGCACCTCCTCAGAAAAATATATACTTGACATATATTACCCTTTAAGGTATAATCACTAGGTCGATGCAAGTGCATCTATAGAATTTAAGTACGAAAGAAATCCTTTCGTAGGGAGAAAGCATGGCAAGTTCAATTACGAACCATATTGTTAATGTAGATGATGGCAGTACCTTAAAGCAGGTTACCACAGATGCAGACAAAGCAGCCGCTGCTCTAAATAGAGTAGCTATCGCAGCTACTGGTGCAGGTAAGGCGGCCCAAGGGGGCGGCCAAGCACTTTTAGCAGCAGGAAAGTCTAGAGCTACTACAACTCAGGAAAACATTGACTACGGTAAGCAACGCTCCGCAGGTGGAACAGGTGCGGCTGCTCGCGACTTCGCGCAGCAGGCCCAAGGTTTAGGCGGTTTAGTAAGATTATACGCTACATTTGCAGCTAACGTATTCGCTGTAAGTGCTGCATTTACAGCGCTATCAAAAGCCTCTGATACTACCAACATGCTTAAAGGTCTTGAGCAAATTGGTGCTCAATCAGGTAAAAACTTAACTTCACTTTCAAAGCAGGTCCAACAACTATCAGATAACGCACTATCACTAGCAGAGTCTATGCAAGTAGTAGCCCAAGCTAGTAGTGCAGGTATTGCTTCAGACCAAATCTTACGCCTAACCACAGTAGCTAAGCAAGCATCTTTAGCACTAGGTAGAGATCTTACTGATTCAGTAAGTCGTCTAACCCGTGGTATTACAAAGATAGAACCAGAATTACTAGACGAACTTGGTATCTTAGTTAAAGTTGACGAAGCTACTAGAAACTATGCTAGATCAGTAGGTAAAACTGCTGCAAGTGTAACAGACTTTGAAAAGAGACAAGCATTTGCTAATGCTGTTCTTTCAGAAGGTGAAGCTAAGTTCGGTTCAATCAAGATCGATGCTAACCCTTACTCTAAGCTACTTGGTTCTTTAAAGGACATAATTCAAGTAGGTTTAGAAGCTGTTAACAAAGTATTCGGACCCTTAGTTGGACTACTTGCACAAAGTCCTACTGCTCTAAGCGCAGCCGTGGGTCTAATTGGTGTAACTCTACTAAAGCAAGCTCTACCGGCTATTGGCGCTATAAGAGAAAACGCCGCTAAAGCTGCTGAAGAAGCAGGTAAAGTAGCCGAAGTACGTGTAGCCCGAGCTGAAGAAGGTGCAAAGAAGTTAGCTAAGATAGAGTTGGCAAATATAAGAACCCGTCTATCAAATGAGTTAAAGGCCTTAGAAGAACAAGCACAAGCAAGAGTAGACGTAGTTGACAAAGCCGAAGGTAAGCTACAAACTCTACTAGCTAGTCGCAAAGGTAAAGGTGGTGCAAAAATTCTTGACGAGATTAAGAATGTAGCACCTCAAGAAATAACAAAAGATCAAATAGCTAAACTACAAGAACTAGGTAGTAAGCAAACTAAAGTAGCTCAAGGCTATGCTAACATTGCTAATGCTATTATTGAGTCACAAAGAGCTGAAAAGGCTTTCGAAGAACAGCAAGCTAAAGTGGACTCTGCAAAAGCAAATAATGCCGCAAGAGAAACCCAAAGACTAAACGAACTATTAAACTCTAACGCTGCAGTACGTAGACAAATTGAACTACGTGATAAAGCGCAAAGAGAAGCTACTGAACGTAATATTAAGAGTATGGCTATCGAAACAACGCAGGCTTTAGGGCTACGTGTTGCGTATACTGAAATGGGTGAGTCTATTAAGAAGGCCCAACAAGCAGGTACCTTTACACCATTACAAGCAGGACTAGCAAAGGCCAGTGCTACTGCTAGTATCTTAACCACAGGATTTATCGGTTTAGCTTCTAGCCTACAGAATGTATTAGTTTACGTAGGCTTAGCAGTTGTTGCTTATGAACTACTAAGTTTCGCCTTTAGCAAAAATGCTAAAGAAGCTGCAAAGTTCTCTGCTGCAGTAAGTTCTTTAGAAGAAAGTACTGCCTCCCTTAATAGAACATTAGATGCTATCGCAGCTAAGGAAGTTGGTAAAATACTAAGTTCAGAATCAGTAATTGCTTCAGCAAATGCTATGGAAGATTTAGTAAGCAATACTAAAAACCTAGTCAGTAGTCTTGTTAAATTAGACGCAGCCTCTAGTGGATTCGATCGTTTTATTGACGGGTTTAAGTCTGGTGTAGGTAGGGGTATTGCAGATGTAGCTTCTAAAGAAATTGCTTCCAGCGTTGTAGAATCTATTCGTGCAATAGATGACGAACAGGCCAGAACAGCTTTCCAGACTAAGTTAACAAGTATACTAGGTACTTTAGACCTAAGTCAGGGCGGTATAGCTAAAGCTATTACAAAGAGTGCCGATCCGGAAAAGATAATTAGTAACATTCAAGCTATTGCAAAGGCACAGGAACAGTTAGCCGAAGGTAGTATAAAGGCAGCCAGAGAGTTAAAATCTGTTGAAGATTCTTTCTCTGCTGTAAGTAAGGCGTATGGTGACTTAACTACTTCACTATCTCCTAATAGTCCCTTAAGCAAACTAGGTTCTTCTTTAGTAGGTTTAGGCAACACCTTAACCTCTAGTTTTACTAGTACAAAGAATGCACTAGTGCAGTTAAACAGCATAGCTGGTAAAGTTGATAAACTAAAACTATTAGATCCTGCAACTGCTGAGCGTCTTTTAAGTATTACTGCAGAACTAAATAAGAATAAAGAACAAACAGGTGTAATTGATCAGGCACGTCAAAGAGCTGAAAAAGCACTAAATGCAAATCCTTACAATCCTCAAGTACGTCTAGACTCTAAGCGTATTATGGAATGGGCTTCTGCAGAAAAACGTGTACTAGAAGAAAGAGCCAAAGAACTAGTATCTCAGTTCCAAAGCTTGGGTGAGGCAACCTTAACTAAGGGTGTAATGCTTTTGGCACAAGGTATTAACGACGCTATTGCCAAGGCAGGTGTAGAAGTATCTAAGACTGTTCTAGCCGGCTCTAGTGGAACTGGTACTGCGGCAGCTACTAATATTCTACGTAAGCAAGAGATTGACGTTCAAGAACGCTTAATTAATACTAACCTTAAACTAATCGAAGTTCAAGAAAAAGCAGCGATTGCTATTGAACAAAGTTCTATAGAGTCCAGAGAAAGAACTTTAACAGAAAAAGGATCTTCAAGAACCGAAGCTGAGAATAAAGAATTAGCTGGTCTACCTAAGATTAGTGCTAGCTTAGCTAGAGCTTTAGACGACTTCCGTTCAGGTAAATTAGAAACTTCTGAAGGCTTCCTAAGTCTTGCTCCTGAATCACAAAAAATCTTAAGAGGTCTTTTCGAAGCTACTCTAGGGTTTAAAGCACAGAAAGCAGGTTTAGCTGGGGATAGAAGATCTTCAGATATTACTGCAGCTCGTGGTACTGCCCAAGAAGGTTTTGATAATACTCAGAAGTTAATTCAATCTGGCATTGAATTAAAAACAATAGAAGCAGATAGGCTAAAATTAGCTACAGCAGGAGCTATAATAGCGGATAAGTCCCTTTTAAATAGAGAATTAGAAGCAAGAGCGTCTATTAGAGCTAGAGAAGTAGAAAAATTAACTTCACAACAAGTATTCGATCTAAATCAGAAAAATACTAGAATATCGCAACTTATAGCCGAAGGTCAAATTGAGGCTGCTAATAAGTTAAAAGAAGGTATTTCAGTACAACAAAAGCAAAATGTCTTAGCTCAAGAACAATTGAGATTAAGAAATGCTTTACTTGGTGCAGAAGATAAGATACGCCTAATTAAGAATGAAGAAGCCATTGCTCAGCAAAGACTTTCTAATGAAAAGTTAGATGCTCAAATAAGTCAAGAGCAACAACAAAATCTATTATCTATAGAAACAGCAAGACTAACTGCTAAACAACAGTTAGGTAATATTTCTGAGACTTTAGCAGTAGAACAACAAGGTTATCTAGATAGAGAAGCCGCTTCTTTAGAACTAAATAATAAACTGACAGCGATAAGATTCGAATCAGAATCTAAGCTTATCGCCCTTAAAGCTCAAACAGAAGTACAAAAAACACAAGCCACAGCAGGTGTTACAGATCCTAGTCAAATAAAGCAAATATCTTTGGATATTGATTCACAAGCCTTAAGCCAATCACAGCAAATTAACTTAGAAGCATCTAAACAAGTAGAACTAGCTAATAATGCTAATGCCGCAAAATTACGCGGTTTAGATATTACTAAAGACGCTAGAATGGAGCAAGCTAAATACAACGACCAAATGGAGAAGTTAGTAGAACTTACTGATACTCTTTCCGGTGTATTTGGTACTGTAGGTAAAAACTTCGGTACTGCTATGCAATCCATATTAAAAGCTACTAAAGACAATGCATCTAAGCGAGCAAAAATTGAAGAAGAGTTTAATAAGAAACGAGTTGACGCCTTGAAGAAGGGTGGTTCTGCTGCAGATTTCGAAAAAGAACAAACACGCTTAACTCAACAAGAAAACGATAAAAAGCTAGAATCAGATCTTGACTACTACGGTAGTACTGCTGGCGCTGCAGCTAGTATGTTCTCTGAGAAGACTGCTGCTTATAAAGCTTTTCACGCAATTGAACAAGCACTACATTTAGCTTCACTAGCTATGAAAGTAGAAGCACTTATAGCCGATGCTGTAGGAACTAAGTCTTCTGTTATAAATAGTGGTATTAGAGCAACTGCTGACGGTATTGCTGCTGTTGTTAAAACTATAGCAAGCTTACCTTTCCCTGCAAATATTGCAGCTGGAGCTGCAGTAGCCGCACTAGTAGGTGGTCTAATAAGTCAAATAGGAGGTGGGAACACTAAATCTATTAGCTTAGCTGGTATGACTTCTAAAGATCGTCAAGAAGTACAAGGTACAGGCTACTCTTTCGTAAACGGTAAAAAAGTAGAAAACGGTGGCGGAGTACTTGGAGATGCTTCAGCTAAATCAGCTAGTATTGACAACTCCTTAAAGTTAATTAAAGATAATATTATTGATGGGTTAGGGTATGATAAAAGCATTCTTGAAACCTTACAGAGTATTGATCAAGGTATTAACAAAGCCGCTATTAGTTTATATAGTATTTCGGGTATTCGTTCAGGAAGCATTTCAGGATTAAAAGAAGACTTTAGTTCTACTAAAACTACTTCTGGATTAGCAGCCTCGATTAATAGTATTCTTAATCCTTTAGATAAATTCTTTGGTGGATTAACTGGTAGTTTATTAGGTAGTATTTTTGGTTCCAAGAAAGTTAGTACTGAAATACTAGATTCAGGTATTAAATTATCTGGTACTTTCAAAGACCTAATGGATGGTATTACTAATAGCGTCCAGGCTTATGAAACTCTAAAAGTTACTACTACTTCTAAAGCCCTATTCGGATTAGTAAAGAAGACTTCAGAAGCTATTGTTACCAACTATGCTGGTTTAGATAGTAAGATAACAGGGCAGATTACTGATATCTTTGCAAATGCTGGAGCAGCATTTATTCAAATAGGTAGCAAAATAGGTTTATCTGTAGACCAAGTATTAGGAACCTTAAGTAATGTTAAGGTTGACCAATTGGCTAGTCTAAGAGGTTTAACGGGGGAAGACTTAGAAAAAGAATTTGACGCAATAATAAGTAATATTCTAGATGGTGCATCAACAGCTCTATTTAGTAGCTTAAAAGAATATCAAAAATTTGGTGAAGGATTATTCGAAACTGTAGTTAGAGTAGTAGATAGTAATGACAAAGTAAAAGTGGCGTTGGATAGTATAGGTATTTCCTTAACTAGCCTATCTTTCGAAGCCTCTGAATCATTATTAACTCTTACTGGAGGTTTATCCTCTTTCACAGATCAGGTAAAATTCTTTAGAGAAGAATTCTTAACTGAAGCAGAACGTTTAGCTCCTGTACAGAAGAATGTAACAGATACATTAGCTGCATTAGGTGCTGAGTTCGGGGATATGAGTATACCTCTAATAGATAGTAGGGACGAGTTTAAAGCCTTTATAAAAGGTCTTGATCTTACTATTCCTAAACAGCAAGAACTATATGCTTCATTAATTCAACTAGCGCCAGCTTTCGCAGAAGTATATGCTTCTACTTCGAAAGCACTGTCTCTAGAAGAAAGAAGAGAAGAATCTCTAAGACTATACATTCAAATCCTTGAATTAGAAGGAAGAACTGTAGAAGCTATCGCACTAAGTAGACAAATAGAACTAGACGCTATGGACGAACTATTACGTCCTATGCAGAAATATATATACGCTTTACAAGATGAAGCAGATGCTAAAGATAAACTAAAAACAGCTTACGAAAATGAGTCAGCAGCACTAAAGACAACTATTAGTAATGTAGGTTCTTTTATTACATCACTAAAAGATTTTAAGGGTTCATTACTTACTGGTGCTACATCTATACTGTCTCCTCAAGATAAGTATAATGAGGTAAAGAAAGCATTACAAGAAACTGCAAGAATAGCCTCATCCGTAGCTAATACGGATGAGCAGAAGGCAGCAAAAGATAAGGCTCTTGGAGACTTACCTAATGCTTCTTCAGCTTTCTTAGAGGCTTCTAGAATCATATTTGCTAGCTCTGATAAGTATTCCGCCGACTTTAATTTAGTTAACTCTATATTAGACGGAGTAACGGGAGCACTTACTAATGATAAAACAACTGCAGAATTGCAGTTAGCTGCATTAGATAGTTCAGTTTCATTCTTAAACCTAATTAATACTAATACTGAAACAACCGCTCAATTGCTGCAACAATACCTACAATTGGCCGCCGTAGCGGCAGGTGCAAAAGTAGGCCTACCTTCCGACGTTTCCTTACCTGTAGGGGCCTTAGCAGGACCTAACGTACCAGGATATGTTGAACCTCCTAGAGCTCAAGCGGCTTTTGTACCTGACGGATACATGGGCACTTATAGTTCTGCTGTAGAAGGTGGTCCTGAAATCACTAATTTCAAGGATATCGATAGAGCAATATCAGCTAATTCATCTGGTTCCGCATTTGATAACTTTACTAATTCAATAGTTTCCGAACTAGTGAACCTACGTAAAGAAGTTGCGCAGCTTAGAGCAGAGCAAAATATACAAACTGGAGATTTGATAGCTACGTCTATTGAAAATTCAGACAAAATGACAGAAGCAGTAACTACTTCGTCAAAAGATACTACAATTTGGAAAGAACGTAGTAACTTTAAATTAGTGTAACAAAAAGCACGGTATAAAACCTATACCGTGCTTTTCTATAGGATTAAAGAGAGAATGGCATATTCCCAAGATTGGCTGGAATCACCGGCAGCTAGATGTATTCTAGCAGTAGTAACAGTATTTGATTTAGTCGCTAACGCAGATATTTCAGTATATCTATCTAATGCTGGATATAATACTCAGGATGGGCAGGTTGTCTTTAACCCTATTATTAACGCAAGTCCTCAATTAGATGAGTCTATTAGCTTAGACGGATCCTTATCCTTAAGATTTGGGGATATAGAGTTAAATAACTCTAATCACGAATACGACAGTTGGCTAGACCCGTCTAAATATATTTGGAACAATAGACCTATAAAAATATACTATGGTGACCCTTCTTGGGTATCTGATATTTTAGAGGATATAGATGCTAATTTTAGCCTAATACTAAATGGTATGGTTTCAGGTATTGATAGTTCTAATTCTTCAGTTATAAATATTAAAATAGCAGATAAAGCCGCCAAACTTAATACTCCTGTTAGTGAAGTTATTATAGGTACTTACGGTACTTGGGCAGGAGGTCAGACTAATAAAGCTTCTCTAAAACCGTTAGTATTCGGAGAAGCCCATAATATAACTCCTATATTAATAGACCCTGCTACTTTAGAGTATTTATATAGCTATGATGGTAATGAGCAGATAACAGAAATAAGAGATAATGGAGTACCAATTCATAGATACGATGGTACTATAAATGGCGCCACTATTAATTTAACAACAGGTACGTTTAGACTATATAGGCCTCTTGTGGGTACTTGCACTGTTAGTGTACAAGGTACTAAAAAGTCTATAGATTTAACTACTGGTTTTTCCGCTACTAGTTATATTAATAATATTGCAAATATTATTACTGTAATAGCTACACAATACGGTAAAGTAGATTCGTTATTAAACTCTTTCGAATTAGATTTAGTAAATTTAAGAGCTTTCGAAGTAGCTAACAGTCAGCCTATAGGTATTTACATCACCAGTAAAATAAATAAATTAGAATTAATACAGAGTATCTGTGCTAGTGTAGGTGCTCAGGTTTATTTTACACGTGCAGGTAAATTACAAATACTAAGAATAGGTGATGCACTTGCTAGTGATACTACTATTAGCGATGCAGACATACTTAATAATACTCTAAATATTGTTAGAAGGACAGAAGTTAAGGCCTCTACTAAATTAGGTTATTCTAAAAACTGGACAGTACAGGAAGGTTTAGTAACAGACATACCAGAGGCCCATAAAGAGTTATTTGGATTAGAGTGGTTAACTACTGATGTAGCTACAGATTCTACAGTACAATCCCAGTATTTGCTAAATATTGAACCTACAGAGAAAAACACTTATCTTATTCAAAAATCTAGTGCCCAGGCAGAAGCACTAAGATTGAATAATTTCTCCAAAGTTCCTAGAAATGTGTACGGAATGACCTGTACAACAAAAATGATGTCCTTACAATTAGGACAATACGTATATCTTGAATCTTTAAGTAATAAATTTGGCCTAGCCAATGGCAAGGACACTCAAGTTGTATCCTTAAGCCCTAACTGGTCGCAAGGCACGGTATACGTAGAATTAATAGAGGTATAAATGGCTATAATTCAAAATGAAAGAGACTTAGCTCTAGCTAATGGTACCAGAGTTACCACACCTCTTTTAGGTCTTTCACTTAGTACAGCGCTATTTACGCAACCAAAAAATAACGCAGCAGTAACGCCTACTTCAGGCACAATTACTGCGGTTGTTACTAACCTAGGTAGTAGCCCAACATATACCTGGGAATATAGTGTTAATAGAAACCCTACTACGTGGACAACAATGCCTAGTGGTTATGTTTCTACTAATGTGGTTACTCTTAGTAGTGCTAATTTTATTGCATTATTAAGCCCTACTAGTAGTACAAGTCTTAAAGTACGTTGTATTGCAGATGGAGGTATTAAAGGTAGTGCAGTATCTACAGTAGATATTGCTTATACTGTAGAAGCTAATGACCCTTACACTATTGATATTTCAAGAATATTCGCAGTTATAAATGCCTCGGGTGATGGAACAGTAGCATCTTTTGCAGGTACAGATACTACTATTAGTGCCAAGTTAGGTAATACCTCTCTTAATTATGGTGCCTCAGGTGCAAATACTTTCTCAGTTGCTTATGTTGTATCTCCTACTAACTCTATAACTTTAGGTAGTGTTTCTAACAACGCTACCGAGTTCCTCATGGCTAATGTTACAGCTATGCCTCTAGCTGTAGATACTGGTACTATTGTATTTACTATCACTATTAGAGATGTTAATGGGGCTACAGCTTATGTCGCTAATAGGTCTTATACTATTAGTAAAGCCAGAGTAGGTGATATAGCGGATGGTTCGTTAACTATTGCTAAATTTGCCGCAGGTATTCGCCCTCCCGAAATTTTTGCAGAACTACCTAGTACAGGTAATGTGCAAGGTAGAATGGTATTCCTAACTACAGATAATAAATTATATAGATATACGGGATCAGCCTGGACTTTAGAAGTAGACGGTGGTGACTTAAAAAATAACAGTGTAGTATTTGGTAAAGTAGCTGCAGCCGCTATTGGCGTTAGTGAATTAGCTGCTGGCGCTGTAAGAGCTCAACATGTATTAATTTCACCTAAATCATTAGCAGTAGACCCTTCTTTTGAATCAGGTACTACTGGCTGGGCGGGTTTTGTACGTAGATTAGTTTTTACAGACCCGGCAGTTCCTGGTGGTTGCCCTGTCTCATATGCTTCGGAGTTCAACTCTAGGGATAATACTTTTGCAATCCCTATACCTGTAGTAGCAGGTGAACAGTATAAAATATCTGTATTGGTTAATAAAGGAGCAGGTTCAGGTAGTTTAGGGTTAGTATCCTTACAATTTTCTCCTTCTGGTGGTGCCTCTTTACATACCGATGTAGGTTCTACTAATACTGCAGGATGGCAACGTATAACAGTAACTACAACAATAGTTACCGGAGCTACTAGTTTAGTATTCGGACCTTGGGCTGATAGAAGTGCCTATACTGGTGAGGCCTGGTATGCTGATTTTTCAGTTGAAAAATTAAATGATGCAAGTTTAATTGTTGACGGTACTGTTACTGCCGCTAAAATGGCTGTAGGTACTATTACTGCAGGTAGTGCTATTATAGCAGATGCGGCCATTACTAATGCAAAGATCGATAGTGTAACAGGAAGTAAGGTTACTACAGGGTCCTTACAAGTAGGTAATACATTAAGCAGTTCTAATTATCTAGCAGGTGCTTTAGGTTGGATGATTTCAGGGAATGGTGCAGCTGAATTTGATGCCGCTATTATTCGTGGTCAGTTAACTGCTTCACAGATTAATGCTAATGGTTTAACTATTCGCAAACCTGACGGTACCGTAATCTTAGATGCTAGCGGTGGTAGTGCCGGTTTAGCATGGACTTATGTAAACGGACGACCTTCAGACGATTCAATTAAGAATAATTTAATTGATACTAGCTGGTGGAAACGAGATGCGGCTATTCCTTGGTCACAAAATGGTGAGTATAACCGAATAGTTAGTACTCTTGATTTAGGTGGATCATTTACAGGCCCTAAAGGTAATAATGATATTGTATGGTACTGTCAAGAAACTACTGGAGACAGTAATTCTGGCGGTGGCTGGGGTGCTTATGGCATATCTCTAAATGCAAATCGTACCTATAGATTTGCTGTACCTATTCGTAATACTGGGGGATCTGACGGTACTATGTATTGGGGTACTAGTAATGTATCAGATTTAAATACTACTAATCCTAATGGTAACCCATATTTTGCAACATTAGGTAAAAGCTCAATGAGTACAGATCGCTGGTACTTATTTGTAGGTTATATATTTCCAGCAGGTTCAGGAGCTAATACTAGTGAAAGTGCCGGTGTTTGGGATTGCAGAACCGGTATAAAAATATCTGGAGGTACAAATTACTGCTTTACTTCTGGTGGTGGAGATATTCAAGCTGTAGGTCATAGAGCTTACCAGTTTTACACTAGTTATAATAATAATGCTGTATTTGGTATACCATTTATTAACGTAGTAGACGGTACAGAACCTAGTTTACGTGAGTACTTTGAACAAAGTGCTTTATTAAACCAAACTATTACAGTAAATGGAGGTGTGTTAAGCAATATAGGAACCTCAGGTGTACAGGTTGATAATACTTATCAAGTTGTAGGTCAGAACCTAATACCTAATAGTGATCAACAATCTGCAATGACCTGGGGCTCAGGTATCCAAGCAGGAGATATAGCAATAGACGTAGGGCTACAATGGTCTAGTAATATATTTAGTAGTAGCTACACATTATATGGTATAACTACTAGAAATTTAGTTATGCACCAAAATAATATTGCTAGTGGGGATAACAATACACCTGTTATTGACTTCTACCCAATGGGTAGCTGGGGTAGAAATTATGGTATCCCTGTAGTTGCAGGATCAAAGTATTGTTTTTCTTACTATGCTCAAGCACATAGAAGTAATACTGGTGGGGGTATTAGCTGGTTTGACACCTCAGGTAACTTAATTACTACTACAGAATTACCTAATACTCCTGGATTGCAAGGCTCTGCAGATACTTTAGGTTCCTATGCAAGAATATTTGCAATAGCTACAGTACCTTCAGGGGCCACTGTAGCTTGTCCTTATATTCGTAAATATAATACCTGGTCAGGAGGTTCCGCCGAGAGCTGGATATGGATGGCTGCTCCTCAATTTGAGCGTGTGTCTGTAAACCAAGAAGGGCCTTCGCCTTATGCTCCAGGCCCGGCACTTTCTACTAGACAACTAGGTTATGCAGGTGATTTAGATGCTACCTTAGGGGCTAATTGGAATACTAATATTGCAGGTAAGCCTAGTGATACTATACTTCGAAATGATAATATTGGTATTACAGTTAATGCTGATGGTACTATATCTACATCCGGAGGACCTTCCGCCGTCGGGGGTGTAACCCCTGTTGGTATCGGAGCCGTTAAAACAGACGCTACCAATGCTCCTAGTATACTTAGAAATGATAGCATCGCAATTTCAGACAACGTTATTACAGGTATAGGTAGTGGTAGTGGTACAGAAGTCGCTAATTCAGCATTAGTACCTTCAATTAATACTGCAGCTACAACTGCTAACTGGTCAAGCGTTGCTAACAACGACGGTAATAGACCTGCCAATGGGGCTACTGTAGGTGCTACTATCGGTACTAATTTAAATGGTAGTTTTAATCAGACTACCTGGGATGTTGTTATGACTTCCGCTTTAATTCGTTCCGCTCATATAGGTCAGTTAACAGCTAGTAATCTAACAGTTGCTGCTTTAACAGATGTTATTAAGGATGGAGCTACTTCTACAGGGCGTGTTCAAGTAACTTCAAATAGAATTGAAGTTTATGATGATTTTAATAATAGACGTGTTAGATTAGGGTTACTATGAGCGATTATGGCTTACAAGTATGGGATAGTGCAGGTAATGAAATATACAATTCTTTAACCAGACAAGGTGGCTGGGTTTGTAATGTTGTACAAGGTCAGACTACTGAACAAGTATTTTCATTCCCTATGTTTGCTGGGTTAACTGGTATGACCTTCCAACAAGGGGGTAGCGTAATTCCCTACTGGGATTACGCTCTAGGCTATCCTCGTGTTACTATTCCTGCCTTTCCTTATGCTGATGACTTTCGTGCAACTTACATTAATATGGTTAAATAAATGGCAAATTATGGCTTTACTTGTGTAAACCAAGGTAATGAACTAACAGTTAGTGATGCTACGCAAGGCTATAGATATTTAGGGTTAGCCACACTAAATACTTCTGCTACGTTACTAACTTATGATGGGGGTGGTTATACTTACGGGTTCTTAGATAATTGGATTTACGAGTATACTATGTCTAATTCAACAGACGCCCCCGTTTTTGGTATAGAACTACAAAGTGGAATAGTAGTAGCTAACTATGCTAGATATGCTGGTAGTAACAGATGGGAGTTTTCTTTATTTTCAGTCCAAGATGCCGCCACTAATTTAGATGATATATCCCATTTAAGTTTGCAGACTCCTAAAATTCATGTGTTTGGGCCTTACTCTGCACCGACGGCAGGTGAATATGGTCTTGTACTTTATACTGCCGATAATAAAGTAGCTTTTAGTACTTCTCAAGAGGCTATGACAATTAAAAGCGTTATAAGTATAGGTAGCGCTCAAACACTTAGCTTCCCACCCTCAGGAGCTTGGACACCTAGTAATGCTTTAGATTTAATATATGATGGCGAAGATTTAGGAGCTTCGCCCGTAGCAAGACCTGTTATTATATCTAATACGTATGGAGGAGGTACTGCTACTGCAGAAGGTAGTCTAGAAGATATATGGCAAGATTCCTGGGGTCTTTCCTTAGTATCTGGAAGGATTCGACGTCGTAGATTCATAGTAAATCGCTATCCGCGCGATTATGACAATCTTTACGATTATTATGAAACATACCTAGAACCAGGAAATGTTCTGGTTCTAGACGGTACTCGTCTTTCTTAAGGTACAATAATGGCATTAATAAAAAATATAACCACACCTAATGGGGTGACAACTACTTACCATCGTGTAGAAAATCTAGAGGGGAAATTCCCTGATTTAGTTATATGTGTTCGCAGCTACATAAGTTCTGAGAAATTTTTAGAGGGCAAAGCAGCACAATGGACATGGTACATACCATTAGATGCTACTAATTTATTAGTAGGTTTTGAAGCGGTTATTCAAAATAACGAAGCATTTATTGGGGCTATATCAATATTAGATACAGGAAATCAGTTAGATTCTTTAAAAGCCAGAAAAGTTATGTCTTTTAAAGCTATTCGAGATCAATATGATTACGCTCCTATTTCTTATGCGGATTTTTTTATAGATAGTACTGAACGTAGTGTTATTGATATTATGGGCTCTGTAATGAAAATGCAGGCTAAAAACCTAACTACGATAGATTGGAGATGTTCAGACAATGTATGGAGAACACTCACTATACAGGATCTAATTGAGATCGGCTCTAGTATGGCTGATCGTCGCGCTGCTTTAATACGCATTAATGGCGAATTAGTTGACGATATAGAAGCTGCTACTACAGAACAAGAAGTAAACGCCATTAATTTCCCTGAATTTATTTGGCCTATCCCTTAATTTTAACTTGGACAATTCAATGAAACATATTCGTTTATTATTTCTATCCGCCCTTCTAGTATTATCTAGTGCCTGCACTACTGTAGCTACTACTTCCGTTAAAGATAAAACTCCTGTAGTTAAATATGTGCCAGGAGTTAGTAAAAATCCTTATTTAACTACTTTCTCCCCTAAAGGTAAAACGGATGCGGAGCTAGAAGCTGAATTTTCCGGCATTCGTGAAGCAGTAACTAAAGCTCAAGCAGAATAAAAATGGCAACATACATTAAATTAGAAGGCACCTTAATTATAGGTGTCTTAAATTCAGACATTGACCCTGATATGTTAGCTCCCGGGTGGGTCAATGTACCTTATTGGGCTGGTTTAGAAACTAAACCTTTTCCAGGTTGGCAACCTCACTATATAAATAATCTTGTAGTATGGAAAGATCCTGTATCTTTACATACCTATAAAGAAAAGAAATGGGAGCAGTTGAAAGCAAAACGTCAAGAATTAGATTCTAAACCTATTGCTTTCAGCGATTTCTTTATAAATACTGACGGAGATAGTATTATTAATATTATTGGATCAGTAATGGGTATGCAGATAAGTGGTGAAACTACTAAGCTTTGGCGCTGTTACGATAATGTAATGCGAACCTTATCCTTTCAGGATTTAGCTCAAATAGGTTTAGATATTTCGAATAGGCGTCAAAGTTTAATAGAGATATCAGATACACTGTACCAACAATTAATGGCAGAAACTACAGATACTACTGAAAAGGTAGATGCTATAACCTGGCCGCAGGAGTAATATGGCACAAAATAACTTAAAAATTGTATATCAAAATGTAGTAGAACTAGCCACACTAGCAGCTTCTAGTACTATAGGCTCTTTAAATGTTTCTAATTTAAAGAAAGAGCAGCGATCTTATATATGGAGAAGTGCTCCTGCTGGCTCTAGTACCGTACGGGTTAATTTAAGATTGGACGATATACCTACTCTACCTTCCGGTATAGATACTATTGTAGGTACATTTACTAATTTAACTGTTAATGCTACTATAACAGTATTGGGTTACACTTTTACTCCTGTACTAGACGGTACAGTAGGTAGTCCTACTATAGACGGAACTGCAACTGGTACACCATTGTGGTCAAGTGGGCCTATTAGCTGCAGACCGTATAGTTCTAATAAAGACAGTGTAAATTATACTACGCTATCTACTAGTTACGGCCTATCTGCTGATACTATAAGAGTATTCTTACCTGAACCAGTACCTACATCTGTTACCTGTCTAATTATACAAATAAACGATACTGGCAATACTAATCAGAATATTTCCATGTCTCATTTAATAGTAGGAGCTTCCTGGACCCCAATTTATAATACCGGCTACGGTATAAGTCTACAAACTAGCGATTCTAGTACAAATAATAGAACGGAATCTGGGGACTTAATCACTAAGTACGGTGTTACCTATAATTCGTTAAAATTTGATCTTACTTGGTTAACTGATAGCGATAGGCAGATTATGGAAAAAATCTGTAAGAGAGTAGGTCTCAGAAAACCAGTATTTGTAAGCTTATTTCCTAATAATATTTTAGATTACGAAAAAGAACGTAGTTATCAAATCTACGGTAAATTTAAAAACTTGAATGCTATCACCCATCCTACTTTAAATTTCTATAGCTCTACGGTAGAAATAGAAGAACTATAGTAGGTATAATAAAATGCTTGACTGTTTTGTACCTCTATGTTATAATTGGTACAAAATAGAGGAACTATCTTTATGCAAATACCTACCAAATTAAACTTGAAGATATATCAAGGCAGCACTTTTCAGCAAATATTACGTTGGGAAAGTGCTGACTTTGTTTATGTTGCTATCACTGCGATTACTCAAGCTGCGCCAGTTGTAGTAACTGCCCCGTCACACGGTATTCCACGTGGTTGGAGATTTCAGATAGTTAATGTAAACGGAATGAAGAATATAAATAGCGATGCTGAGGAATATTATACAGCATATGCTACAGATACGAATACTGTTACTATAAATTCTGAAAATAGTATTAGCTATCCTGCTTATACTACTGGTGGTCAGCTAGTATACAAGCAACCTGTAAGTGTAGTAGGTCTTACAGCTAGAATGCAAATACGTGCTACAGCAGATTCTACTACAGTAATCGATGAACTTACTACTGAAAATGGTAAGATAGTTATTGATTCAGCTACTAGTACTATTACTATTCTAATCTCCGCTACAGTAACCGCAGCTTACGACTTTAAAACAGCGGTATATAGCTTAGAAGTAATAAGTGGCCCTAATGTTTCGGAATTACTAGTAGGTAATGTTACCTTAGTAAAAGAAGTTACTAGATAAGGAAGCATAATGGCAAAATGGGTAAGATCAGGCGTATTAGATAACGGCCTGAATGATATTAAAAATAATGCTACACGTATGCTTTTAATAAAAGCGTATGCTGCAGGTGATTCCTACGCCACAGTAGTTTCAAATATAATTGCTAGTATTACTATGGTTAACGGTGATTACACCTTATCCTCAAGTGGTAGTAATAGGGTACTAACCTCAGGTGCAAAAAGCGGTACAGCTATAGCAAATTCGGGAGCTACTCCTAATCTTCACGTAGCTTTTACAGATGGTACTGCTAATGTAATCTGGGTAACTGATGAAACAAGTGACCAGGTAGTTACTTCAGGTAATGGTGTTAATTTCCCTGCAATTACGTATACAGCTAATCAGCCTACCTAATTATGGATTTAATCGTAGCCCCATGTAGTCAAACTAATACTAGTAGTCCTAGAGCAATTACATTAGTACACACTCTGGGGCTATCTTCTAATAACCAATCTGCTATTTCAAGCACCTCGACTATTGTTAAGGTGCTTAATTTAGTATGTGCAGCCAGTGTTAGACTTAGTAGCAGTAGTACTGCTATAATAACACAATTACATCAATTATTAAGCGCTATATTAAGTCAGCTTAGTCAAAGTAGTGTAGGAGCTATATATCAGATGAATAATATAACTATTTCTACCTCTTATCAATACAATGTAGGCTCTGAACCTGTTGTCCATAAAGGTAACCTATTACTTTTACTTGACAAAGTAATAACCCTCACTAAAACGGACGTCTATATTACACAGACGACAACAGATGCTTATTTGGTTTCTTAAATACTCTAAACAGATAGTAATAGCTATATGCCTTACTTCAATTCTTTATTTTGCATATAATGCGGTTTATACTCGTGCAGAACGAGATGTATCTCAACGCTATGAGCAAAGATGGGCAGAGTATACCAAAACAATAGATACTCATATAGTAGATCTACAGATTAGCAGTACTAAATTAATAGAACTTAATGATAGTAAAGCCAAACTACTAGATGGTAAGATAAATCAAATCTTAGTATTATCTAAAGATAAGCCCCTTGTCATTGTAAAAAATGGTGAGTGTACCTTATCTGAGAATTTTATAAATAGTTATAACTCCCTTGTTTCTGCAGGGACCAAACAATGAAAAAACTAGTTCTAAGCATTGTAATTAGTTTATCCCTATTAAACGGATGTAGCTTATTTGCTAAAAAAGTTCCGCCAGTAGTTCCGCCCGATAGAGTCGTAGTTTTAGACCCTAAGGCGTTTGAATTGTGTAAACCAGGTCTTTCCTCATTGTTAGAAGGGGCTAGTTTTGAACAAATTTTGGCTAATAAAGCCGAAGACGTAAAAATTTATGCCGAGTGCTTTAACAAGCAGCAAGGCTCTGTAGAACTACTGAAAAAGTTCTCAAATAAGGATTCCAAATGAAACTTATCCCAAATTGGAAAAAAGCTTACAAGATGATAAGTGTTCAAGCAATGACTTTAGCACTAGCTATTCAAGGAGCTTGGCAAACACTACCTCCAGCAATGCTTGCTAGTATTAACCCTACCCTAGTAACTACTATAACCCTAGTACTGCTAGGGTTAGGTATTTTAGGTCGAGTAGTAACCCAACCGAGTGTAGAAGTAAATGAAGACAAGTCTTAACGGCATCGGCCTAATTACTGATTTTGAAGGTTTCGAAAGCAAACCTTATCTAGATATTGTAGGTGTACCTACTATTGGTTATGGGTCCACTAGATATCCTAGTGGTAAGAGAGTCACCATTAATGATCCTGCTATTAGCGAAGGACAAGCAATCGCATTGTTGCAAGCTACTCTAGTGGAATATGAGAACGGTGTAAATCAACTAGCCAAAGTACCTCTTACTCAAAATCAATTTGATGCTTTAACAAGCTTTGCGTATAACCTAGGTGTTACAGCATTCGCATCTAGTACGTTATTAAAAAAATTAAATGCTAAAGATTATGTTGGCGCAGCTAACGAATTCCCTAAATGGAATAAAGCTGGTGGTAAGGTAGTAGCTGGCTTAACTCGCCGAAGATTAGCAGAACAAAAACTGTTTAAGGAATAAAAATGGATGTATATAGTTATGATAATTTAACCAGTAATACACTGGTATAGGTGGGTATAATATTCCACCTTATGGAGAGATAGTAAGCAATGGGGTAACTATTGGAATATTAGATAGTTATAATGATGGTATTTCCTTACAAAAATATTTAAATGGTGTACCTGCTAAAGCAATAGAGCTTAATAATAAAAGCGTTATACAAGTAGGTACTAAATTACTTGTAATAGGAGATTCTAGAGATGCTAGATCTCCTGTACCTTTCCCGGCTTTAGGTGGTTGGGTAAAAACTATTTCTGCTATTTCCGCAGGTACTCCTGCTGGTACAGCGCTAATCACCTTTACAGCTCCTCATAATATTCCTGCAGGTCAGCGAATATTAATTGATCCAGATGCACCAGTGCAGGCCCCATTGCGTAATCGTTGGTTTGACTTCACTAGTGTTACTACATCTACAGGTACCATTTCAGTACCTTTAGATGCACCAGACTATGATTATCTTGTTAATGCTGTTGTAGCTACCACAGGATATAGCGGAAGCAGCTTATGCGTTACTATTGACGCAATTCAAGGAGCTGCAGGTAGTGTTAGTGAATTCTGTTCAAGTCTTGAACAGCCTTGGTCGGATGTTGTTAATCTATGTGTGCCAGGTCATGAAACTTCAAGCACTTTAGCTTTATTACGTACTTTAAATCTAGCCCCTTATTCACATGCTAAAGTAACTATAGGCATTAATGATATGGCTCAAGGTAGAGATCCTAATGTATCTTTAGCCAATACTATAGCTATATTAGATATCTTAGCAGCAGCAGGTATATTCGTTATTATTAATGAAGAACACCCACAAGGATCAATGGATTCTACTAGACAGACATTTTTACGCGTATATAATACCGGACTTAGAAATGCCGTGGCTAATAGGGGTTCTGTAGTTTTAGTACCTGTTTATAGTCTTATTAATGACCCTGCTACTGATACAGGCAGTGCCACTGATCTAGTGGACGGCACTCACTGGACCGCTATCGGTGCTGATAAAATTGCTAGAAAAGCAGCTGAACTAATTAGACCTTACATAAAATTACGTCCTTATAGCGCTACTTCTTTGAGTACTGATAATTATATTACTAACGGAGCTATGGCTGGTTCTAGTGGTACTCATACATCTGCAGGTTCTACTGCCGGACTACCGCAAGGACAAGTAGCCTCTAGCTGGACAGTTAATACACCGGGTGCAAACGTTACTTGTACTGCTCGCAAAATTTCTGGTGTTCCTAAGATTTGGAGAGCGAATACAACATATGCACTTGGAGATATTGTATTACCTACTTATCGTACTGGTTTACATTATGTTTGTACTACAGCGGGCACAGCAGGAACTGCAGCGCCTACATGGAATACAGTACCTTGGGCCTCTACAAGCGATAATGCTGCGGCATGGTTAGGTATACTACCTTTACCAAATCTAGAGTCACGATCAGACTGGCAGTACTTACAGGGTACTGTAGGCGGTACAGTTACAACTCAAGAACGTATAACTTTTCAACAAACAGTTACACTAGCATCTGTAGGTTTAGTGGCAGGTGATTGGGTTCGCTTATCTATGAGGGTACACGCCTTAGATTCTAATTGGCGTAGTATTATGCTAGCCCTACGTCCCGGTGCTACCATTGATAGTTTATTTTCCTTTACAGCAGACGGCGGGAAGAGTTCTTTTATTACTCCCGCCTCACAAGTATATAGCAATAAAACGGGTATTATGAGAACACCTTGGTGGAAAATTCCTGCAGGTCAAACTAGTCTCTTAGCCTATCTTGAAGGTGGTTTAGGTACTGGATCCGAGAATTCTATCATTAGAGTGTTAATGAGTGAAGCACGTATTGAAAAACGTGCTTAAAGAGTACGTTTCTTATTAACTAACAAAGGCATACATGGCAAGAAACTCCGGTAAACGCGCTCGTAGAGAACAACAAACTGTTGTTACTAATTCTTATTATAGTCAACAATTTAAGGAAGTAGTACCTTTAAATTACATACAAGAAGCTTATCTTAATGCCCTAAAAAACAATTCGATAATTTTTGGTATGGGCAGTGCCGGAACAGGGAAAACATATATCGCAGCCCAGTATGCTGCTAGTGAGTTATATCACAAGCGAGTAAGTAAAATAGTACTTACTCGCCCTAACGTAGAAACGGGTAAAGGTTTAGGATTTTTACCGGGTGAACTAAGTGAAAAGTACGCCCCATACTTACAACCATTTGACAATATCTTTAAAAAGGCTTTAGGACCTGGTTTCTACGATTATTGTTTAAAAGATAAAACAATTGAGCCAGTACCTCTAGGATTTATGAGAGGTATGACCTTTGAGAATTGTATTGTTCTAGCTGATGAAATGCAGAACGCTACAAAAGAAGAAATGAAAATGATGCTTTCCAGAATTGGAAAGAATTGCAAAATGATCTTTTCAGGAGATCAAGACCAATCCGATATCCATGATTCGGGATTCGAAGACGCTATCGATAGATTAGAAAATATCGAAGGTGTTGAAATTGTAGAGTTCTTAGATTCTGATATCGTACGTAGCAAAATGTGTAAGGCCGTAATTATGGCATATAGAAATTAATGAACTGGCATGCCCAGATAACTAGCTTAACAATACGCGGATACGAAGGAGATGGTTCTTTCGAGAATCATCTCCTTTTGTTGCTATTGCTCAAGTAGAGTTCCTATCCCCAGGTGTAGTATTTGTACACTCGTTCCTAAAGTCCAATTCGGCAACTATAACCAAAAGAGATTGGTTAAATTTAAATAAGCTGCTTAGAGACGGCTTTGGGGTAAAAGAAATAACTGCAGATAGACATGGCCTACTTAAGAGCTTTGTGTCTGATTAAGAAAGAAATAAAATGGATGTATATAATTATGATAACCTAACCGCTAATACTCTAACTATTAGTGGTTATACGATAGCTCCTTACGGGGATATTGTTAGTAATGGTTCGCCTATAAGCGTACTAGATGCTTTTAATGATGGTGTAACTTTACAGAAATATGTAAATGGTGTACCAGTTGTATCCAAGTACAAGCTTAAAGCTACTCCCGGAATTAACGGGATGCGAGCAGTAGCTATGGTAGGTCAAAGTAATGAACGTGGATCTGCACGTACTTGGGAAGGTCCCGGTACTGTAGCTTGGACTACTGCATTTAATGTTAACGGCCTAACAGATCCTATAGCACCTGCAGTTACAGCACTAGGTTCTGTAATTCCTTTACTTGATGATTTTTTAAGTCAGAGGGGTTGGAATATTAAATGGGCTAATTGCGCTATTGGTGGTAGTAGCTTTATTAAACAGTGGACAGGCCAAGTAGGTCAGTGGTCTGCCTCTACCGCATATTTCGGTCAACGCGCTAGTATTGGTACCGGGGATTCCGGAGATTATGGTGACGTTATTTTAGTTGGTACACGAGTATTCCGTTGTACTACAGGTCGTGCTCGTTATGCTTGTAATAATAGTGGCGTAGCTATTCCTTCTGGCGGTGGTGCTATTAATATTGACTACATCATCCCTGTAGGCTCACAAGTAACAGGAGCTACACAACCTAGTACTATGTCAACAGCGGCCCTTAATGATGTAATCCCTGATAACACTGTTACTTGGACTTGTATAGCTACTTCTGTAGGAGCACTTACACTATTCAAGCCTCTTGCTTCAGGTGAGTTTGGTTTCGATCCACTAGGTTTACTTGCAAGAACTAAAGCAGCTCTAGATGCTATACCTTTCGTTCGAGAACGTTGGGTATTTATGGCAAACGGTCAATCGGATGCTCAAGGAGCATTAGTTAGTCAACCTACGGTGCGTGGATGGTACGCAGTTGCTATACGTAACATGGTTAACTATTTTACTGCTCAAGGTTACAAAGTAGCATTAGGTTTCACTTGCTTTAGTCCAAATGCTGCTGTATTTGACGATCCTGTATACGTAGATACTTATCGTACCTTACAGTTAGGTATTTCAGATGCATTTGCTAGTGGTTTTGTTACTCCTGCCAATGTTATTCGTGGTGGTGACTTATACGAACTATGGGGCCGAAATGTTGTAACATACCCAGAGCCTCCTGCTACCGCTATCTCAGGTAGTAATGCTCCTCACGTACAGGCTAGCCAATACCCTGCATTTGCTAAAGAGTGGTTCAATAAATTAACTTCTTCTGGTGCTTGGTAATGAATATACAATCTGCTATTAAACAGATAACAGGTAATTTAAATATTACACCACCTCCAAGACCTGCAGTGTTATTAAGATTTTGTGGTCCTAGTAATGAATCGGGTACTATAAGGATGCCTTCAACTACTCGTTTGCTATATTGTTTAAAAGCACCATTTCCTATTAAGGAATAAACAAAAAGCCCCTAAGAGCAATCTTAGGGGCTTTTTTACGTCTTAACGAGTTATTTCTTGTAACAGATAACCTTCTAACTCCCAAATCTTGTTACGTGCATTCCCTCGGGAAAGTCGTCGTCCGATTTCTTCATCGAAGTTAGCTTTACTAACAGTAGCGGACTCACCTCTTACAGTGAATCCATTTCGTAGTGTTAGTTCACATACCATAACTTTACCACTAGGTAGAATAGTGTATGTTTCACCTACAATAACAGCATCAATATCTTCAGGTGTTAACCTCGGGGCATTCAATCCTTTAGATTGGATTAATGTCTCTAACTCTTTTTCTTCCATTTGTTTTCCTTTACTGGATTTCGCAGCCGTTGGCACTACATGCCAAAGTTTGCGTACCTTCAACGTTATCGGTTTCTTCTACTAGTGCATCCCAATCAACATCCGCAGGAATTTTAGCTAGTAGGGCTAAGTACTCTTCTTCAGTACATTCTTCATAAGGAGCTTGACGGTAGCTACCACCATCATAAGGTAAGAAGCTTACTCCACTCATTTCATCAAAGTATTCCCAGACGAACGCGCCTACTGCTGGCCACTCTTTTTCACTTACAGAAATAGTAACTGAAGGCTTGTGCTCACAGTAATGACGTTGGAATAGTAGCCAAAGTTTTAAGTGCTCAATAGCAGTTAGATCCTCTCGTACTAACGCGCCGTGGGGGGCTTTCTTAGCGAAACTAAATACAACAGTAGTATCTGGCTTCATTACACAAGGTTCAGCAGGAACGCCTGCCTTGATCATAAATTGTGTAAGTGGGTCTTTTACGTCCCCACGAATTCTACGAATATAGAATTCACTATGACGAGTATGCATACCACTAGCTGAATCGGTTAGCTGCGAAGTAGTACCTTCTGGCTTAATAGCTGTAACAGCTACTGAAGCGTTAATACCAATTAGTGTAGCTTCATCAGCATTAGAAGCAATAGCACTATCTCTAATTGCTTCTAAACGACCAGGTAGTTCCTTATCCTCGGGATCGTTAAATAAGTGATTGTCTAGAATACCTGTCATAGACACACCTAGTAAGCGCTCTTCTTTAGTATTAGTTTCCCAAACTTTACGTAGGTAGGGGAAATTAGTTAAAGTAGATTGCCAAGTCCCTAAGATAGCAGCCATCTTAGACTTGTAAGTTAGATACTCTACTGTATCATTAGCACGCACGATAACTGTACTTAAATTACAGAATTGGTATGGTCGAAGAATAATCTCTGAGCATGGATTGGTACCGAAATCATAATTTATATCACGGCGACCGTTCTTTGCAGCAATCTTCTTAGCCGCTTCTCTATTAAAGATACCGCGTTCGCCCGATTTAGACTCGTAAAGGGAAAGCCACTCTTGCATAAAAACTCCTACGTCAGGACGTTCGGTGTAACAAGCAGAGTTATTGGCAAGAGCACGTTGACCATTCTGCTCCCACCATGCACCACTCTTAGCGTGACGCATACGGTCATCGCTTAGGTTTGATAGCGAAATCATAGCTGAGCGGCGTACGCCGCCTACTACTACAACTTCACCAATCTTACACATTATGTCATGGCATTCAAGGGAAGTAAGCTTTCTACCTTGTGCACCCTTAAAAATGCGAGTGACGAAGCGGAATAAATCTTCCAGCGGCGCGGGTCCGGAAGCACGACCACCGAAGGTTTTAAGTCTTTCTCCGGCTCTTCGTACATTGGATACATCCCACTTGGCTGCTTCTCCACTATATAGTAAGGCCACCAGCTGACGAAGCGACTTAGCCCAACCTTCTTTAGAGTCGTGTACAACGATAAAAGTGTCAGAGGGGTAGATTCTACTTGGGACTTCTGGTAGCTGGTTAACGTATTGTCGCTCAACAGAGAATCCAACTCCCGTTCCGCATAGGAGGATAAACATTGCTTCGTCAAACGCAACTGGATTGTCGACAGGCAAGTAGGAACAGTTATATCCTGCTGTGTTATCACGCTCAAGTGCTTCTCCTGCAGTCATAATAGAGCGCATACTAGGTAAGATTTCTTTATCTTTTACTAGCTGCTTTAGTGCTTCGATTTTATCTAGGTCTACTAAGTAGTCGTACTGTTCTAGTAGATGCTCTTCCATAAACGTAAAGTAACGATCAACTGATTCAGTCCAGTTTTCTCTACGTTGTTCAATCTCAAGGTAGCGAGCGTATCGTGATTTGGAAATAAATGTTTCGTAAATGGTATCTTGCATTAATCTTTGCTCACTTCTTCAATAAGGAAACGCTTAGAGTTAGTTAAGTAATCACTAAGCATTTCGGTAGGGTAACTTAGAATTCTAGTATTTGTATCAGTCCATTCAGGCGATAGCGCCTGAGTTTCATGGTTATACAGACGTTCTTGCGTCGTAACTCTTACGTGGTATGCAGTACCTGTGTCTGCATTTTCAATTCGGACAGTTTTAGTCATATTTTCTTCCACAATTATCGCATACTAGGTTCTTTTCTACATACTCTACGTATCTCAACGCCTTTAGTGTAGGAAATACCCAAAGGCTCAATTTAGCAGGCCAATACCAGTATGCTCTCATCCAGTACTCCCAAAGCCACCCACTCCGCGGGAAGTATCGTTCCACACATCATCTGTTTCAATAACAACGTTAGCTTCAGCTAGTACAACTGGTACGATTAGCAGCTGTACAAATCGTTCGTTAGCTTCAATGGTAACGGTCTTATCACCAATATTCTTTAAGGCTGCAAAGATATTACCACGATAATCTGCATCAATAATACCTACACTATTGGCTAGTATTAGACCTTTCTTTTGCAAACTAGAACGAGGTACTAATAGACCCACAAAGTATTTTGGAATACGTATCTGTAAACCTGTATCTACTAAATGTTTTTCGCCGGGAGCAAATGTACGATCAGCTCTGCAATATAAATCCCAACCAGCATCGGTTGGGTTAGCTCTAGTAGGTATTAGACGTAAATCATTTACTCTAATGTCTAATTTCATTTAATGTAATCCTTTAATACTTGATCTATGAATTCACAGTTTTCAGCTCCAACAGCTTCTTCCGAGAATTCTACTAGATCCATTAATTTATAGTTTAATAAGAGTGCATCTGCACCGAATTGATTTAAGTTTTGAATATACTTAGCTTTACCAGGTAGGGGTAGATTAGCAATAATATCGTAAGTAGTACCATATTGTTTAACTAATGCAGCAGAGCGTACAGGACCTAAGCCGTCAACTCCAGGCACATTATCGCCACTATCGCCCTGTAGACATTTAATGCTGATATATTGGTCGGGCTCACAATCGTAATGAGTATTCCAATTATCGTATGTAACTTCTTTACGGGTTACATAACTAAACCGATTAGCTACGCCTAAGGCCACTAACAAGTCCCAGTCTCGGTCTGAGGAAATCAGCCAAATATTATCAATAGGGAAATGATCTGGTACTGTCTTAACAATGTATCCGGCGATATCGTCAGCTTCTACGCCTGGGAAACGTAATAGAGGGAATTTTTCCATATCTCTATACGCTTGCATAGTAGCATTGAATTCTTCAAAGAATAGTTTAAATTCTAAAGCTTCTTCAGCTGTTTGATTGGCACGTAGCTCTTCTCGGTTACCCTTGTAATCCGGGAATAATTCTTTACGGTAGCTACTACTACCTTGATCACAAGCTATAATTACATATTTAGCTTTATAAGATTTACGAAGACTTTCTACAGTCTTCATATAGTCGTCTTTAAAGTTTAGCTGTCGTGAATGTTTATAACGGAAAGCTAAGTTAAGAGCATCTACTATCATTAGTGTACCGGGCTCTAGTTCTGCTATATTTTGGAATGTTTTTGACATTAGGCTATAAATTTAGGTTTTTCATTTACTAGATAGTCTTCTAGTAATGACGTATAAAACTCGTAACCATTAATGTTTACGAATAAGTTTCGGTAGTTTGCAGAAGGCATTTCTTCAAATGCAACAAACATTTTACTACGATTAAACTTAAAGATCAAGAGTGGTTTTTTATTAGTCTGAATCCCCTGTCTAACCGCTTGCTGCCAGAATTCAATAAGCTGAGGAGTCTTACTAGTGAGAAGCGTGCTATTAAGGTGATCTTCTTCATAGTTCTTAACTTCGACTGCATAGTAATTTTTTTCGTTAGGAACATACAAGTCCCCTTTCATTCCGTGTTTTTCATCTAAAGCACCGGAACCTGGAACACGCTCCCAGTTTAATCCTGTATGTTTTCTTAACAAATCACGAGCCAGAGTTTCACCTCTAGCTCCTTTATCTCTTGGATTAACCATGGCGAGGCCTACAAATCAAATTACAACTTACGTAATTCTTATCCCAAATATTTTTAGGATTATTAAAGAAGTTGTTAGGGCGGAATAGTGGGGGCTCGCTAACTTCAATATCGTAGCCTAGGTAGTTTATGTACTGGCGCAAGCTTGCTCGTTTTTCGAGTCTGTCATCTTCGATGTACATAACAGGCTTGTACTGGGAAATAGTTTCGGAGGCACCTTTAAGTACCTCTTGTTCCCAACCTTCTACGTCAATCTTGATAAAACCAACGCTAGCTATTTGTAAAGAATCCAGAGTCATTACTGGTACATCGTAGCTACCTAGTTCGCTACGAGTATTTAGCGAAATACCGCCATAATTGCACTTAGTACCATAACGAAGCCTAGGCATTTTTGCAGTACCGGATTCCGAACCTAAGGCAACGTTAAATTTTAAACCTTCAAAGTTTAGTTCTAATAGCTTAAATATTTCCGGTTGAGGCTCAAAGGCAACACATTCTTTACCGTAGTAAGTTAACATCTGAGACATAACTCCTATGTTGGCACCAATGTCTAAGCATGTTCCTGTGGCTAGTGAGTTAATTATTTCACACTCTTCGCCACTAAATTCACCATAATTGTGAAGGCTTCTACCTACGTATTCGTCTTTGCCGTAATACCAAATCTTGCCGTATCTAGCTTCTATACTTCTCATTCAATCCTCGAAATGTTATTTGTTTTAATTATATTCAATTTCTCAATGAGCGGATGTGTGAAGGAATGAGAGATTAATACAGTATTTAAATGCTCTTCTTGTAGTAGAACTTCTACTAGTTTTTCCTTACCGTCCACGTCTAGATTCTCAATGGTTTCATCTAGGAATAACAAATTAATTCTGTTATTGGATAGAGACTGTAATAGCTTACGAATACCTAGTAGTGTAGCTACGTTTACTCGTGCGCGCTCACCACTGGACAATGCTAAAATATCAATATCGTTACCATTGTCTGTAATAACTACATTTAATTTATCACTAGTAGATACTTCAAAACGCAACTGAAATCTGCCATCAGATAGCTCAGTTAGGTATAAGTTAGTCTGTTCTTCTAGGTCTTTAACTAAACACTCGATCTTATACGCTACTATACCATTAGGTCCGAATGCTTTAACAAGAACCTGAGTATTATTTAATTCTTTTAATAATACTTTAAGTCTAGCGTTTAAAGTAACTAATTCTTCGTTAAATTCAGCAATCTGTTCAGTAATAACAGAAATCTTGGCATTATGTGCCTCAGCTGACCTATTTGCGGTTTGTGCAAAAGAAATCTCTAATTCAATCTTTTTAACCTCTGCCTCAAGTGCTGAAATTTGATTCACGATTGCTTCACGATCTAGCAATTCTGAAGACATTTCAGGATCGAATAAAGCATTGTAACGCTCGTATTCTTCTAATACAGCTACTCTAGCTGCCCACTGACTATCTTCACGTTGCATTTCTGCAAATAGTTTATCTATTTCTGCAATACGAGATGTAGTTACGTCTTTACTAGTTTGACTTTGTAGGATAATTGCATCTCGTTTGCAAGCATCTATATCCTGTAAACATGTAGGACATGTAGTAGAGGAAGCAATGGCACCTAACTTACTAAGTAAAGCTTTAGAAGACTGCTGTATGCCAGATAAACTTAATTTCTCGCCCTTTAAAGCTTGTAACATTGGATGTACTGGCTTAGGGCCTGGAGGTACTACATCAATGTTACGCATAAGCTTGGCATATTCATTGTTCTGAATAGTACGCTTATTTAAATTAGTGATATTACTTAGCTGAGCTTTCAATTCACCGATCTGATCGTATAAACTTCTAGGGGCTTCTTTTACCTTAACTACTGGTTTTGGGGTTAAATCTATTGTTGCGTTTTTCTTTAGCCACGAATTCGCAGAATCAATTTTAGCATTAACAGATGTAACTTCAGTTTCCAACTGTTTAGCTGTAGCTTTAAATACTTCACAAGTCTCCGGATAAATACTTAGATCAAGTAGATCAATTAAAAATTTCTTACGGTTAGAGTCAGTAGCAGTTAAAAACTCTAAACTAGATGCAGAAGATTGATAAATAATCTGAGCGAATGTTCTATGATCCATACCCATAGTTTCTTCAATCAGCCTATATGTAGCTGTAGAAGTATGCGCTGAAACATCTAGATTATTCTTAAATAACTTAACAGTCTGTGTAGAACCTCGTCTAGTTTCAATTCTATAGACATCGGTATCTTTAGTAAAACCTACCGAAATGGTATAAGCTTTCTCTGTTGTATATCTGTTTAAGATATCTGATTTCTTGATACCTTTGGAGTTCTTATTGTATATACCTTCTTCTAAGATAGAGGCTATACTAGTCTTCCCATGACCATTTTTACCCACTAATTGAAGTAATGGATTTTCTGAGAAGTCAATCTTATTATTAGGCCCATACGAAAAAGCATAGGACCATTCTAGTGTTTCAATATTAATCATGTTACGATTATTGTAAGCCTTTTATTTAGTTTTTTAGCTAATTGAATAGAATTAGCAGTACCTTTACTGAATCCGTTCCAGAAAGCTATAACATGCTCGGCATCTTATAGCTTTATTTCTAATCATGCCAGCTGCTTTACCGTACCTATCCCAATCAGGTAAAAATACAGTCATAGGTATAAGACGTTCTGCAGCATATTGCTGTGCTAACTGATCAGCACCTCTAGCACCACCAGATACTATCTCTGTAATATCATGCTTTTCTAGTTCTAAGAATAAGTCAGGGTAGTTATAAAAGTCTCTAGAACCTACAACTGCTGTTTTCATCCACGTTCCAGATACTTTCTTAACATATCTAATCCGCCAATAATGCGGCCATTGATAGATACTTGTGGAACACTACGTACATGCCCAAATTCCTTCTGAACATCCTGCAGCGTCCAGGTTTTACCATCAATTAGGCGTTCCTCAATTGAGTAACCTTTAGAAGCTAAAAGGTGCTTAGCTGCTACACAGGCAACACAATTAGGTTGTGAGTATACAATACTAGATTTTATTTGCATGATTGGCATATTCCATTAAAACTTCTTGAACCTCAGTCTCACCGAGTTCAAGAATATAAGTTAAATATTCAGCTAATTCCGTTTCAATACTCATTTCTGAGTCTAAGATAAGAGCTGTATCTGTTGTTCGTTTTGTGACTTTCTTTTCTACTAGTTCATTATCTTCTAGTGAGGAAAGTTCTGCTAAGTTACCTTCCACCTCATAAATGGTATGATGGTAGGGTGTAGCTAATGCCTCATCTCCTGCTTTTAAAGTCTTACGGATAAGCTGAGGTACTTCTAATTTAATCCATGAATGTTCTAAAGTTTCCGTATCAAAATAGATAACTCCTGTATCAACATGACTTCTATGGAAACTAGTCGATACAGGAGAGCCCGGATAAAGGATATTTAACTGAGAATTTTCATAAGAATGTAAGTCACCTGCTAGTACTACATCCCAGCGACTAAATAAGTTTAGATTTATTTCAGGTTTTACATGTGGGGGGATTTCCCCACGAACGTGTGTGCATAAAATACGATTATGAAAATCAATATCATCCGGTCTATATTCTTTTAAGCGATTATAAGGAATATAGTCAATACCGTCTTCAGAATGATATTCATCAATAATTCTTACTAGTGGGTTGAGCTTTGTAACCGTGGATTTTAAGTGAGTTAAAAACGTTGTATTACGCTTTAAGGCTTCATGATTACCAGGAATAATTATAGTTTTTACTCTACAGCCTATAACGTAGTCTAAGAACAGCTCTAACTCTTCCATTTTAGGTAAACGATCAAATACGTCACCTAAGATCAAATGTCTATCTACGCTTTGCTCTAACCTATGTAATTCTGCAAATAATATTCTATAACGATTAACAGCCCAGGCATCGGGAATATTCTTTGTCCCTAGTTTAATGTGCCAATCTGCGCTAACTAATACTTTCATTAATATTTCCAGTGAGAAAAGCCGCTATAGCTTTTCAACTATAGCGGCTAATTTAATTATAGGTCTTTAGCTTCTTCAGGAGTAGCTGGAGCACCTTCTCCACCTTCTTCTTCCTCAGAGGCTCCGCGAGCTAGCTTCTCTAATAGAGCTAGAACTTCAGCAGGAGTAGCACGAGGGAACTTTTCGTCAATACTCTTGGCAGCAGCTACTGCTTCACGTTCTGCTTCGTTTAGAGCACGTGGCTTTAGCTTGAAAGCATTAAGAGTGTATTCAACGTTGAAAGCTAGAGGACCTGTCTTAACCTTCTTGAATACAATATCCCAACCAGTATCTGGATCGGTAGGATCGCCTAGATTCTCGGCAGCGCCAATAATCTGTTCGAATAACTTCTTCTTTAGGTTTAGCGCCTTAACCTTACCGTCCTTAGGATCGATACAGTTAATAACATAAGCCCATGAACACTTCTTATCTGGGTAGAAGCTAGTAACGTGGTCTACTTCAGTATTAGTGAACTTTTCTAGTTCACGATCAAATGCTAGGCATTCAATAGGGATATCTTTATTATTAGTACCCTTTACCCAGTACACATACTTGGGTAGAATGCCGCCTACTAAGCGTAGTGTCTGTTCGCCGTCCTTATATTCATAGGACTCAACCTTGTTGGAAACTGCCTTACCCTTGGTGTTTGAAAAACTTAAAGCCATTTTGTCTTATCTTTCGTATTTAAAATTTATATCTGTTGCTGTTATATCTAATAACGTGTTGTTTTTTAACTTATTTAAATCCACATCAGGGAAATAAGAGAGGGGTAGTGATTTACTACCAAACAATTTATAAAGAGCATAGTCTCGCATTCCCGCTAATTTAATGTACTGTATAACAAAGTTAGGATCGACGGTAGTAGTCAATAACGGTACAGGGTTTAGAATAAAATTAGTTCCTGCAAGTATCTTGCGTGTTTTTGGCGCAAGTAAACTCTTTGGACCTGTTACTACCTGTCCAAAGAGTTGTAAAAACTTTCGTGAATTATTTTCTGCTTGTGTCTCTAATTGCTGGAGATTGAATAATAGAATCATTCTTGAAAGTAAGTAGTTATTATAGCACTTGCGTATTGTCTACGCAAGTGCAATTTTATTAGTGTTCGTGATTATTACTTTAACCAGTCTTGTAATATTTCATCGGCTGAGGGTAGGTCAATCTTTTGTTCTTTGAACTGTAGAAAAGCACAGTAATTAGCTACGTCTACTGGATCACCTTTTGCTACGCAATCTTGTAGTTGTAAACTCAAGGTTCTGGCATCAATTTCTTGGAAACCTTTACGCCCTGAATCCATTAGCTTTGTAGCCATAGCACCTACTAAATCAAGTACGGCAAAATATTCCGCATTAGGAAGCTCGTCTAAAGCCTCCAGCATCATAGTTCTAGTGAAGTGTGGCATTATGCTTTAACCAATCATCGTATGCTTTAAAGATTTTCTTGTTATATTCAGAGAATGGAGAGATAAGTGGATCGCAAAGCTCTTCTCTAGAGAGCCACTTTAATTCTAGACCTGGCTCTGCTGCTAGATGATTTAGATTGATTTTAGTACCTACCCATAGGTACCCTGTAACCCAATAATCAACACATAGTCCTGAATAGATAGTCTGAAACTGATCTGAGGAGCCTAGTAAAGCTACTTCTTCATCAGTTTCTCGTTGGACTGCCTCTAACTCAGATTCGCCAGGATCTACCTTCCCGCCGGGAATACCAAATAATTCAGGATCGTTCCTACGTGAAATAGCTAGAAAAAGATGGTCGGCTACTTTCGAATCATGGATATAATATGCAGGTAGTAAAAAAGCTACACCAGTTTTAGATTGTGGCATTTGCCCTCACTTCAGTAAAAGTCATATCACGAACTAGAATACCGTCCTGAAAAACTAGTTCTAATTCACTAGGCGGCCAATCTTCTACACCTGAGTAGTAGGCACTATTTGCAGCCTCTTTATAGAGTGTAACACGACCCTTCTTGCTAGCCTTACCACGAGCGGTAATTGGATCCTTGAATACGTCGCGCCATTCACCGTTTACACGAATAGCAGAACACTTCATTGCCCACCCAAGGTCGTCGCGTTGCACGCGACCAAGTAGGGCACCACCCATACCAAACACAATATTATCTACGGACCATCCTAGTTGGAAGAAACAACTTAGGATAGCCCAAATGCTCTTGTGGTTAATACCATCACCCCAGATTAGGCGAACATTGTTAAGTACTTTAAAGCCCTTGCTATTGACTTCGCTACCAAATTGCTCATCTAGAATGGTTAGCATCTTAGGTAGAACTTCAGTAGGTTCTCCACTATCCGGGCGAATTACAAGTGTTCCGCCCGATTGGATAACGCTATCTTTAAGATCGCCCCCCCAGAGCTTGCAGGCGTTGTAGATGTCGTAGCTATCTGAGACGACGGCATAGATACTTCCTGGCTTACTGAATTGTCGTACCATGTTAAGGTAAGCGTCAGCTTCGGAATCGCGCCCCCAGCTTGTGATAGTAGAGTGTTCCGCAGCTGGAATACTGAAACCCGTACTAGCCACATCAGCACCGTAAGTTTCAACTGCCTTAAGTACTGCAACATAAGTATCAGTCCCCATAAAGTTAACTAGGTGAGCCATCCCGCCTAGTGATGCGGTTTCATTTGAACTACAACCGCGAGCACCGAAGTCATGTAGCTTGAATGGTAGTAAACTAGGATCACCCGTCTTTTCAAGATAGTGTGCGATTAACTTCTTAATTTTGTAACTAATAGTAGCTACACTAGAAGGATACCAGATGCCGCGTAGCATCGCTGTTTCAACCCAAGTGGTAAGCCACGGTACATTAGGGTCAGTATTTTCAATAGTAGCCAGTACATTCTTACTAGGAATTACTAGACCTTCCTTAGCCGCTTTAATACGGATAGGAAGTAGACCATTATGCTTTTCAACAATATAATCCCAACCAGCACGATTGAAAGGCTCACCGTGAGCAGTCCAATACTTGTCAGCTAGTGCAACTTCGGCTGCTGTAACAGGCTTTAAGAGATAATCTTTAATAAAGGCTTGCAGACCAAAGAAAAGAACTTCGGTACTTAGATCACCACCACGGGCTTCGATGTAACTATAAACAACTTCAGTACCTTCCGGATACTGCTTCCACATGGAAACTTTATAGCTGTCAACGTTGAATAAAATAGAATTAATAAGGTTCATTTGAAACTCCTTCAAATATCGTAAATGTGTTGAGTAGAAAGGCAAAGCGGACATAGAATTCTTAACGATGGTGAATCCAAGTCGTCAGAACCTTTGTGGTATTCTGCATCTTTCTGTAGAAAATTAAAAATTGTATTACACTTAGCGCAGGTACATGTATACTTCTTTTCTTCTGGTAAAGACCCGCGCCGGATAATTTCAATAGCCATTCATGATCCTTGCGTTAGCAAAAGCAATAACTGGCATTGACTTTGTGACTACAGAAATAATATCTGCGTGGTCATCGTGTAGCGGGTAATCGTTAAGAATGGCTGCAATAGGAACCCACTTAGCCTCAGCTGCATCATCCGACCCGTTAGCGCGGGGAAGGCTTCCATCAGGATCAGGTTCTACTACAATATGTACTGCTAAAGTATTACGAGGAATACCAGCTGCAGCACGATGAGGGCTATCAAATAAGGTAGTTGACTTAATACTACCTAGTAGCACCTTTTTAGGTACACGTACATTGGTTTCTTCCATTAATTCACGAATAGCAGCATCTTGGAAGGTCTCGTTACGGTTCTTGAAACCGCCTGGAAGTGCCCAGTTTCCTACACCAGGAGGGTGCCCTCGCTTAATAAGTAGGATATGCCCTTGACATTCTAGGATTGCATCAGCGCAATTAAAGTTTAAAGATTCAGGATACGGATAGTTTTGAAAGCGTGCGGTTTCTGCTTCAAAATAGTCCATATCATTAACCACACTAGCCGGTAGTAAGTGCTTAAATTGGCCACGAATTGCTGTACCTGTAATTTCCAGACTAGATTCGACATTTTGGTACTTATATTGAGGAAACCACTTTAGGTAGTTATTACCTTCTTTAAAGTGTCCAAATAGGTTAACGTCCAAATCCCTAAACTTCTTATACTTCTTAATACTAGCATCTACGTCTGCCATCCATTGCGTATTACTATACTTGTAATCGTTCAGTGGGAGAAAGGTAGTACGGGCATTTTGCTCTTCGGTTAGTGTAACCCGGATATTAATTTCGCGCTCTAGATAAGTGAACGGATTTGCCACGGAACGTGGCCGATTTGCTGAGCCTAGTAAGACTAGTAGCTCATCGCAATTATCTAAAATGCTGTTAAATAGGAATTTATGGCCTTCGTGAAGCCCACCAGGGACTTGGAAACGGCCAATAACTACACCTAAAATTTTCTTCATAGCAGCTCCTGCTAATTAATGTTGTGTTGATAATAGGAACCCATCATGTATGAATTCCTCCTCGGTAATACCTAGTATGTGAATACCTTCTGAATCTACTACTTCAAAATCAAACTGATCTGATTTTGCAGCTGTAACTCTACCGTAAGTATCTACTACTAAGTATGCTAAACGTAAATACAACCAAGACTTAAAACGGGACGAAATCTTAATAGGCGGTACCAATCCGTTATTAAGATTATAGATTTTAATTATGTAAATGCGCATCTCTATAATTCTTAATAGGTAGATTTCTGTCCATTTGCAGCCAGCAATCAATTTCAGTATCAAGGATAAAATATTCCTGACACCCGCGAAGTTGATTGACTAATGCAGTTTCATTAGTACCTTTAATTTCTCCATCAAAGGTATCGGTAATATAATAACGGTACTTCATTCCTTAATTGCTTTCTGATTCGATGTAAACATTATAGCAAATCAGAAAGTTTTAATCAAGTCTTTGTTTTTGGAGGTATTAAGGGAATACGAAATAAATTCGGGAAGAAACTATTCCAGGTCCATTCCATAAACATAAGTAAATATATAATAGCTGCTACAGTATTTACTATAGGACATATAATTACAAGTAGGTCTCTTAATAAACTACCTATTGTTACTCGTGGAGAGTACCAGGTATCACGACATCTACTAATATCTGATTTAATACTATCAATATTATCTCTAATATGTGCTATTAACGTCACTGTTAGAGATAATATATAAACTATAATTAAAAGCTCTAATACTGTCATACTATGTCAATTTCCCAATTTTGTTGGTTGTAAAATGCTACTCGCATATTATTCTGTCTACGTTCTGCAGGTCCGTTAAATTGTAGGTCTACTACTAGCGGATATAGCTTGTCAGGCCATAAACGCTGAATACGACCTATTAACTGTTCTAGTAATATAGGGTTACTAGTAGGTTCTGCTAGTATTACGCAACTGAGCGGATTACAGGAAATACCTTCTGTGAAGATTTGCCGACTAGCAGATATGCAAGTGGCTTCTCCTGCTTCGATTTTTTCAAGGAGTCGCGTTCGCTCTTCGAAACCAACCTCCCCAGTAATAAGTACGCATGTGTCACCAATTAACTCCTGGATTCGTTGTAAGAATTCGACTCTACTACCTGTAATAAGTACTTTATGTCCATGATTTAGATAAAACAAAGCCGTAGTGGCTATTAACTCTTGATAGTCTGGATCGTATAAAAGATTATTGATTTTTTCAGCCCAATTGGCGCCACGTAAAACTACTCCGGTCTTCAATAATTTAACTTTGGGGTTAAGTGTATGACTTTGAGCTGGTTTGAATACTGTATTTCCAAAGTAATCTGGGAATACAATGTGCTTACCATCTTTACGAAGCATTGTGCCGCTTAGAGCAATACGATAACGTGCATGAAAACTATCAATTACCGCAGTAAATGTAGTAGCAGGACAATGGTGGGCTTCATCCATTATAACAGTACCAAATTCTTTTGCTAAAACATCTAGCATTTTAACTACTGTTTGTACATTACCTACTACGATAAAATGATCTTCAATATCAAATTTACCCGAACCTATAATTCCCGGCTTGCAGCCGAAAAGTGTTTCTATTTCTTTAACCCACTGATCGCGAAGAGCAGTGGTATGTGTAATTACTAGTGTCTTTTGGCTGAATTTTTTAGCAATATGTAATGCAGTAAATGTCTTACCCCAACCAACTTTAGCATTTAAGAATAGTGTATCATCTGCCTTATCGTATACTTCTTGCTGACCCTCTCTTAATGGGTATTTAGCTTCTGGCCAGGGTACTTCATTAAAAATACGCCTATCGTCTACTACATAGTCTTCAGGGATTAAATCTTGTCTACCTTGAGGTAAAGATAGTACTCCGGCTTTTACAACTTTATAATTACGTATAACTTCTACAGTTTTAGATTTACCGTTTCTTCCATGTGCTTTTTGTTCAATCTTATAAGTAAGAGCCTCCATAAGCTCTTTAGGGCCATCAGGAGGTACCTGTATAAAGATTCTATTTGAAATTATTGCTCTGCCCATTTATATCATACGCCTAGAGTCTTTATGCTTTTCTTTGTATACGCCATATAATAAACTTTGTCCTGTACCTATTATTAGTAAACCTACGTACAACTCGTCCAGTTTAGGGGCGAATAATACTTTATACCTAGTACCGGCCACTTCAATGATTGCACCACCACTAGGTAAACGTATGATTTTGTCTATCTTTTTGTAGATTAAGGGTACGTATTTAGATTTTTTATAGTTGAATAATATACCTTTATAGTCTATAAACCAAGTAGTACTTTTACTTGATTTAAGAAAATCACCTATAAAGAAAAAAGCTCTACTAATCCTTTGAACTTTACGTCCATTAGTTATTAGAGCTATACGTCTAGTTGCTAAACTTTTGCCTTTTATCTTTTTATCGTCTATAAGACGGAGATGATATGTTCTTTCATCTCCGTCTTCAGTTAAGGACATATAAAAAGTAGCACCATTTTCAACTATAGGCTCTACTTCCCCTAATCTAAATACAGGAAATGTTATTTCACTTAGACTTAGGTTTGACACGTAGCATAGGTCCTTGTTCTGAATCTATAATATCGTATTTTTTGTCGAAACCGCCGAAGGAGTAATCATTACCAATTTCTTGGTCTACCCCAATAGGGCATAGTGGAATATTACATCCGCGATCTTTCTGAGTATTCCTCTTCAAGATTTCACAATAACACTCTACATCTTCATCTTTTACTAGTGCTACAATGGAGTCATGCACTAGCATGAAGATTTTAGCATCTATGCCTTTCTTTTTGCACTCATCATGAGTATCCATAGCACCTAGTAGATTCATATCAGATGCTAGTGATTGGATTTCTGCATTAATACCTGAACGTACTTCGTGGGCGGCAATGCCCTTATCTGAGCTAAATACATTTACTAGGCGACGCTTACGTCCGAAATGAGAGTAAGTGTACCCATTTGTTTCAATAAATGTCTTACGATCATTAAGCCAACGCTTTAGTTGCTTAAATGTATTGTAGTAATCTGCAATGACTTCTTTAGCTTCAAAGAGAGTCATATTACCACCTTCTTTATTCACGCTTTCCATAACCTTTGCAGGCCCTGAACCGAATAGAATACCGAAAGAAACAGCTTTACTACTTTGCCGTTCTAACTTATGTAACTCCTTAATATGTTCTACAGCAGCTTCCAATTTGAAAACCATCTTAGCAATACTAGAGTGGAAGTCCCCACCGTCAATAAATACTTTCTGCAGATTCTTATCTTTACTTAGGACGGCTGCATAATACATTTCAGCTGTTGCTAAGTCTTGAGAAACAATCTTGTATCCTGCCGGTGCGTGAATACATCCTTTAATTGGAGAATCTCTAGGAATTTGTTGAGCATTAAACTTACCTGAGCTAGATAAACGCCCAGATGTGGTAAAAATGAGATTAAAGTTAGTACGAATACGTCCATCTCTGTCAAGCTCCGGTAGAATTTTGGCAACATAAGAGCTACGAATCTTACCTAATTGCCTTACTTTTAAAATTGCCGCAGGAAGTGGGTGTTCACTACTAAGTTCTTCTAGCACTTCTACATCAGTAGATAATGCTCCTGTCTTAGTTAGTTTTCCTGTGGGAGTAAGATTTAAATAATCAAACAGTATCGTACGTAACATAGGTACTGAATTTGGATTAAAAATCTTTCCGCTATCTGCTTCAAATTGCTTAATAGCTTCGAAGGCAAAAACTTCTTGTTTAGCTTCTTCGATTTGAGTATCTAAGTAAATACCCGTGGCTTCCATACGTTCTCTATGGATAGGGATACCTACTTCCTCCATATCCATTAGGAATAGAGTACCTCTGATTAAGATATCACGGTATACAAATCTAAACTTATCGCTCTTTTCAATAATAGGGTGGAACTTAAAGAATAACTCTAAAGTTACAGCAGTATCTATACTAGCATACTTACACATAATATGATAAGGGATGAGATCGTATGTGAAGTCTTCTTGCTTAATACCGTGATCTGCACAGTATTGCTTTTTAAATGTATCTAGTTCTGCGTCATAGTCACCGTAGTCGGTATACTTTAAAGCCAACTCTTTCAAGCCATGTGAGTCGTTTTCATCTAGTACATAATGCATTACCATTGTATCGTGAATATCTGAGCGATTAAACTCTAATCCAAGATGGTAATGAATCATTTTATAATCGAACTTTAAGTTATGGAATACGATAACTTTTTCTTTAAAGATTCGCTGTAACAGATCAATATGACGCTCGTCTAGAATATCCGTAAGGATATATCTACCGTGCTTTAATTTATAACTAAGAGATAACCCTAGTACATAACCATCGCGAGGATAAAGTGATGTGGTTTCCGTGTCAGCAGCCACATATTTAGCTTCTGAGTTTAAGATTTCTAGTAAGTACTCTAGTGCTTCTTCGGAATTATTAATACCTTTGAAGTCACCTGATTCACTACTATTTGTAAGTACACCTTCATAATACTTAAGAATCTTACCTACAGCTCGCTCAAAATCAGGTTTACCTTCAGGTTTAAAATGCAACATAGCGGGATTAGTAATCGCTATAAATTTACCGTTTACTAGCTGTCCTGCATAATTGGTTACCGAGGTAATCTTAGCGTACTCTTTAGCAGCCTCTGAACCTACTAGAATAACCATATCATACGGGTCTAGGTCTACTACTAAGTCAACGTCTTTCTTGAGTAGCTTAGGTACTGGAACACTCGACATATGGTAGTGATCAAACTCAAACGGGAAATATTGTGCATAGTTATTTCTCGAAGGTTGTTTGTCAATGATCGCTATTTTCTTCATTAATATACGCTTTAATTTGATCTACGTCCTCTTGGTTTAAATCGCCAGGATCGCTGTCATCTGGTAAATCTATGATTTCAACTATAAAATCAAGTTCTTCGATTAGTGGCTTGATCTTTTTAGCTGCATCTCGGCCTGCTTTATCTCCATCATATAAGATAAAGACTTTTGTAATACCCATTGTTTTAAATGGTAACATCTTTTCAGATGTATTATTCTGCATTGTACTAGTACCGAAAGTACATGAGCAATTCTCAATACCTTTATCATGCAGATTTAACATGTCAAAGATACCTTCTACTAAGATCATGGAACTATACTTTTTAAGGTATACGCATGGTAGTAGATTTGGCGCAGTATGTGCTGGATGAAAAAGGTAACGTGGGTTACCTTCTGACATTAAATGTCTTCCAATAAATACTTGTGTTTTTCCACGAATATTAACTACAGGAAAAAATATACGGTCCGCTAAGTCTTCTCGGTTATTATAGAAAGCACCAAACTTAGCAAGAGTACTCTTGCTAATACCTCTAAATACTTTAGTATAAGGTACAGAACCTTCTGGTAAGTCTAATCCATTAGTATTAGCGTATAAATCTGCTAATTTCTCTTTAAGTTTAGCAATTTTTACAGAGCGTTGCGCTCCCGTAATACCAAAAAACTTAAAGATGTTAGTTTTAAAACCGCAGGATAGACAGTGAGTTACACCTGTTACTTTATCAATACGACAAGACGGATTCTTATCCGTATGTTCTGGATTTAAACAGGATACTACGAAGTCACGTCCCGATACTGTGAACGGAACGCCTTTCTTCTTTAGTAACTCAAATACGTGATCCATCTAGTAACTCTTTTACAATAGTTGAGGCAACTTTACCGTTTACAGCAGTACCGTATGCAGTCTTTAAAAATGCCATTAAACCGCTTTGCTTAATACCTGGATTAAGAACTATTTGCGCACCAATGATTTCCTTTAACTGTTCTGCAGTTAATTCAGCAGGTAGGTACTTAGAGAGCATTTTAGCTTCTTGTTCTAGAGTTCTAATTTTCTCCGCATCTGTAGTAAGCTTTAAGGTTTCATTAATTCCTTTTAGGAACTTTTTAATTACTGCTAGAACTTCATCATCTGAAGGGGCGGGTGTACCTGCATTCTTACTAACCATTTCAGCTTCGCCAATTAAGGTAGTAAGAAGATTAACTATAACACTAACTTTTAGCTTTCTAGCAGCTAGCTGATCTTGTTTGATTTGTGTAATTAGGCCCATGGTGGTATATCTGACGCTGAGTCGTCCGTTTTCTCTATGTTAGTTGTTTTTGCTTTTCCAGCTCTTTTGATTTTTTGTTCTTTTGGTTGTTCACTATCTTGAGGCTGCTCAATAGGTATAGGGCTAATTCTCAGAGAATCCCAATTAATACCGCTTGTAAACTTCATTTCTTTACCGCCACGAATTTTTGTGGTTTCAAAAGAAATAGCCCCAGTTTCCTTATCATGTGGCTTCATTAACAATGCAATGTCAGCTGCATCTAGAATACCTTTTGCGAATCTGGCTTCACCAACTGCATCAATCTGATAAGGACTGAACATAACAATATCGTACTTACGTGCAAGTTCTTTCATCTTTTTAGAGACGATAACTTGAGGCTGCCAGTCAAACTGATTGGCTCCTTCTACGTGGATTTGATTCAAATAGTCTACTACCGCTACCTTGAATTTATCCCCAAACTTTGACTTAATTTTTCCTAGGTGTAAATCTAGATTTGTTAGCGTAAGCGCTCTATCGTCAATAATGATCATTTGACCATCTTCACGTAGTTTCTTCTCGCGAATTAGCTTACTTTCAAACGCAAACTTATCGCCTGTACGCATGAATTCTGCAACCAGGTCTGCACTGTCGTCAAACATACCTGCACGAGCTTTAATAACTCGCAATAGTTCTTCACTGGTTAACTTATTCTGCTTTAGGTTCTGAATAGGTACGTCGGCTAAAATACTGAAGTTACGTTCCATAGTTTCATGTGCAATCATTTCGATTGTGAAATACGGGCATACGTTACCAGCTTGGTACTGATTAACTGCAATATTGCTACAGATAATTGACTTACCTGAACCGCGAGGTCCGCCAATTAATACTAATTCTTGACGTGCTACACCTGCTAATACTGCATCAAAAGTATTATTTAGACCTAAATGTACACGGTCACGTGCTAATTCAGCGTCATTCTTGAATAAGAGAATGTCGCCCATGTGGTAAACGCCTTCGGTAGTAAGCGTTTTTTCATCTAGTGCTAGTACTATACCAGCTAGATTTTCTTTAATTTCTGCAGTATCATAAATAGGTAATTTGTCAAGGAACCTATCTAACTGTCTTACTGTCTCTGATTGAGTATACTGATCGATTAATGCATCTAGTGCAATTTCGGCAGAGATATCTGGTTCGTCAGCTAATTTAATTGTAGCTAACGTTGTTAATGCAGGGCCTTCTCTTAGAGATACTTCTAGGTCATCAAATGATGGAAGTTCGCTATACCTATCGTAGTGTCTCTTAATCGCTGCGTATAGATTAGTAAACGCCGGATCGAGAAAAACAAGTTTAAGCTTAGCCCAGATATCAAGATTGCGCTCTCTCAGCAACTTGTTAATTACGAT